TTTATTGTTTATTTATTTATCGTCCATCATTTCTTCCCAGTACCTGTAGTCTTTGTAGAGTGGTACAAACAACCCCCCAAAATCACGTACTCCTTTTAATCTCTGTTTAACTTGTCGGTCTGTCAAAATATCAAACCCTGTCGCCCCTTCTATTCCCGTAAAAAGCCCAAGCGTGAAAATAGAAAGCAGCCTCTCTAAATAGGTAACCAACGTGATAGGAGATTTTATAATTGCCAAAACCTGACTCGGGTCATTCGCAATAGTGAAATCTGCTGTTAGGTCATATATCTTTTTCCATATCCCCCTTCTTCTACTTCTTTCCTCTGGGTCAGGCTCTGCTAACATCATCATAGAAACAAGAGCAATAAACATAACTAAGTCCGTAGCCCCTCTGTAAATGTTGTCTTGCTGAGTTTTGTTTAGCTCGCCCCACGCTTTGGGGAAAACAGATATGCCCATTCCGTCTTGCTTGAACGCCTTGTTGATGTTATACATCCAAGAGCCAATAGACATAAATATACCTTCACTAAACGTGCCTTCCCAAACCATTTTGCCGTCTTTGTTTACAAGGTTGCCGAGTTCCTTATTGTCAAAGGTTCTCCCGTTCCAATACCGCATTATCTTAGGGACAACCCACCTTCTAAAAGCAAGTATCAATCTAAAAAACGCATACGAGTTAAGATTGTTCTGGTCTTCTTTAGAAAACGTGCCAAACAATATGTCAGAGAGCCTTCTTATCTTGTTAGCCATTTCATAAGAGTAGCCGTCTGTTAGCTTCCCGTCTACTTCTAATCCCTGCTCAACAAGGTATGCCCTAAACAAAGGGTTTTCTTTTAGCCGTCTGTCTTTGCTTTCGTCATAAAACAACGTGTAAATTCCTTCCTCCGAGTCTTTTACTTTTTTGCCGTCTTTATTAACCTTAGTCATATTGTACGCGTCCCAAGAACCATCGTCAATCATTTTTGCAATAAAGTACTGCATTTTGTTAAAGTAATCCCCTGCGTTCAGTCCTATGAAAGGTAAGTCAGAAGCAAAGTTCCCTGTCAGCGAATACTGGTTTCCTGTTATCCTGCTATAGTCCATGTCCAACAATCTGAAATGTTTAGACAAGGCTTCAACTTTCTCTACTGTCTTGGTGTTTTGCCCGTTGTAGCCGCCTATCTTAAAGATAGTGCCTGCAATGTTTCCTCCTGTCGCCGTAGTCATTATGCCAAATGCTTTTGCACAAGCCTTCATGCTAACCGCATTGTCTACTCCCATAACACCAGAAAAGGCATTGTTCCACAAGTTCCACTGCCCTTGTGCCATTTGGTGTACTGCTGTTGTCATGTTGAAGCCAATGCCGAAATATGTCGCCACTGACCCCAAAGCAGAGGTTATTTTATCAAACAACCCGTTGTCTAAGTTCTTATGGTTCAGAATAACCCTCTGGTACTGGTCTGTAAAGAATCTTATAGAGTAGTCAAGGTCTGGGTTGTTTTCTGCTTTTAAGATAGTCAGGACAGTGTCATAGACTTCTGCGACTTCCTTCAAATGGGACTGCTTCATTTCTGTCATAACGAACAAGTTCAACAAGTTCTCCAAGTGTATCTCTGTACTTTCGTTCTTGACCTTGCCGCCCTCTTGTACTGCATAGGTGTTGTCCCCTAATCGCTGTAGCCCTATCCTGTTAAAGTAAATGTCTTTGCTTAAAGACTGAGAAACAAAGTGATTGTATAAGTCTTTGTCTAAGTTGTCCGTGAGCAACTGCTTCCCTGAAATTCTATCATAGTCGTTTATTACAGCTGTAACTTCGTTAAAAGCTTTTACTATCTTTCCGTTTTGGAACAGCTGCTGCGACCATTTGGCATTGACCAAAGGTATAAAGTACTCGTCCCCAAGTAGGCTTATAGGAGACCTGTTTATGCCTTCTTCTCTTTGGTACATCTTTGTTTTGTATTCTGCCAAAGTGTCCTTGTACCATTCAATGTAGCCTATAATGTCTTTGTCTTTTAGCAAATGACTCCACTTGCTACTCCACAACGAGGGATTGACAGTAGGAGAGGTTACAGGGTTTATCAATCTGCCTGTTTTTATTCCATTAGTATCCGTCTCCCACAAGTGCTTGTAGTACTCACGGTAGCCTTTGATTGTTCCGTACTGCAACTCGGGCAAGGCTTTTCTAAGAGCCACAATCAATGCTGCTGTTTTCAAATCAGACACTTTTCTAAATCCGCTCCAATACTCTTTCGCTATATTGTCAAAAGCCTTCTTAGTCAAGTTCTGAACATACTGCACTATCTCGTTTGTAAAATCAGAAGAGGACTTAAGCCAGCGACTTATCTTGTCAATCACCTTGTTGCCTTGCATGTCTAAGCCGATAAGCTCTGATTCAAGTCGCGACAATAAAATGTACTCCTCGTTTGTTGAAAATCCAACAGTCGTGTTTCTTATTTCCGACTTGCGTTTTCTAACAAAGGCAACTTTGTCGTCTGTCTTTTCTAAGTTTGCCCCCATTGCAGCAAACTCCTGCTTGTATATTTCAAGGTAGTTGGAAGCCACCAAGTCTATACTCTGAATAGCTTCTATTAAGTCTTTGTCTTTTAAAGTGGCTAAGAAGTCTGCTGTGTACTTGTCCTTGTTGTCTTTGCCCATTCTCTGGAACTCACGTATCACTTGATTGGCATCTTTTATATGCACGTCTTCCGCTTTGTCCAAGTTGTTTGCAATTTGGGCTACCTTCATAGTTCCAAACACAGCTTTTGGATACTTGGTCTTTAAGTACAAGGCAAAGATAGCAAGCTCTAACATCTTTGCATCTCTTATGTTGTTTTGAAAGAAGCTGGTGAATGAACTAAACTTAGTCAAAGAACCGTGCGTCTTAGTTAAAGGTACAACAGACAAACACCCTATCAAGTCTATGTATTCTACGCCGTTTACTGTTTTAACAGCATACAACACGTCCTTAAATCTTGGGTCAGGGCTTTCGCGTATTTCTCTTCTTTCAACTTGTAGCTTAGAAGAATGTTGGAATATTCTATTAACCCTGTGCTGGTCTTTTTCTTTTAGGTTTTGAGCATCAAACAAAGAGAGAGCTAACACAGTAGGAGCAGAAGATATCAGTCCTGCGTTTTCTAAGATTATCCTAATGCTCTCAGGAGTTTTGTTTGCTTCTAATTTTTTTATCAGTGCCGCGTTGAGTTTTGGGTTTAGGTCTTTCATGTACCTCTCTCTTAAAAGAACATAGTCATAGTTAGGAGTAAGAGTGTCTTGATTAGTAAACCTACCAATAGGGCGTTCTGTGTCTTGTTTGCTTTGGCGAACCTTTTCTGTTTCCGTCTTGGTCAGGCTTTTTAACGGGTATTGCTCTCTCAGAGAAGTTTCCTTTGTGCTTTCGCCTATGTATCTGTGTAACGACTTCACAATAGAAAGAAGGGTTTCTTCTGCACTTACCCCTTTTCTGTTTGCCTTAACCGTGTTGAAGCTAAAGTCAAACGTGAAAAAGGCTCTTATGGCTTGCCATATTGACTTTCTTGCGTCTTGTATAGAAGGGGTTATTTCAACAGGCTTCTTCTCAATTTCAAGTTTGGCTATTCTTTCTAACTCTTGAACCAGAACCTCTTCCCAATAGTCTTCTGAGGTTTCTTCTAACTCCCCTTCATACAACGCATTGACCTTGTCTATTGACTCTTTGAACTCCCCTCTTGCCTCTTTCACTTGTTCTAATAGCTTGACATAGCTGGCATTAGCTTCTTTGCCTCCGTGCTTTAGCATTTGTAAAAATATGTGGGCGTACTCGTGCGCTCTTGTTAAAAGCACATTTTCGCTATCTTCAAAAGGGTTTATATAAATTTCATTTTTAAAAGTAAACCCTTTTGCAGAAGAGGCGTAGTTATTGTACATTGCTTCCGTCCCCCCCTTTGCTATAAAGACGGCTTTTAACGTTTCACTGTTTCCAGAATGGACTACCACTCCTTTTGCGTTTAGGAAGTCAAACAGTTTTGTAAACAAAGCTCCTACAAGCCCTTTCATCTTTGTTTTGGCTTCTGTTGTTGCCATTTCGTTTTTTGAAAGAGAGGAGTCTATGCTGACAACACTTGCGTTTACCGCTGGCTGAGTGTTAAACACAAGCCGAAACCCTCCTTTGCTTATCTTTCTTATTGCGTCCATCATGTAGTCGTCAGGAACTTTGCGAATGTCAAATCTGCGTATAGCGTCTATAGTTCTTTGACGTTGCACGCTGCCCCCGAAAATAGAAGTGAAGGTGTGTTTGCCAAAAGACTCGCCGTCTTTCATAGCAGAGTACATATACAATGCGTCTTGCCACTCAAGAGGCATCTTTTGAAACTCCTCTTGAAGAGCTAACTGTGTCTTGTAGTCTAATGTGCTTGAGTACTTTATCTCTGCTTTGGCTACTGTTTCGTCCTTGCCTATTACGTCCTCGTCTAATTTGACTTTGTCGTATAAGGTAGGATATAACGATGAGTTTGTGGTTAAATACCATTTTATCATTTTAGGAAACCTTCTGCCAAAGTCTTCAAGTGCCTTTGACCCTACTGTGTTTCCTTGATAGTCCAAAACTTCTTTGCTATTTATTTCAAAGACTTCCTTTTTTCCATTGTAATCAATGGCTATGTTTACTCTGCTTGATGCTAAAAGCAAATACGACACTGCTTTTGATATGCTTTTGTAATGGTCTCTTGTCCTTGCTGACTTGTTGACGTTTATTGTTTCAGCCTCGTCATCAGTATTTGTTTTTTGAGAGGCTATTATGTTTTTATCTGTTCTAAAATACTCCATTATCAAAGCTACATCTTTGAACAGCTTGGACTTTGACTTTGTGTTACTATTCATTACTTTAAAATAGTTAGAAAACTCTGGTAAGTTGTCCATTACTATTTTTATTCTGCCGTCTTTAGCCTGCATTGCTGTATCATAGTCGTCTTGAAATATCAAGAGGTCTACTGTTTGAAACGGTGCGCCCTGATTTATCTTTAACAGTTTAGCAAGCCCGTTAGAAAACTCCGCCCACTTTTCTAAAGCCTTGTAGTCCTTTAAGTACTTGGCAACAAGCCCTTTAGAGGCTGGGTCTTTTTCAAACTCAGCTGTCATTTTATCAGTGGCTTGCCCTTTGTTCTTGACAATAGCTTTGGTAATAGGGTCAGCAAAAAACTTTAAAAACGAATAGTGAATAGGAGAGCTGTCTTCTCCTCCAAGCATCATAGCCGCTCCTATTAGGGGAGAGGTTACTGACGTGCTACCTATTATTGCTAACTTAGGGTCTTTTGCATTGTCCATTGCGGAGTTACTTGCCCCTGACTGACTTGCCCAAACTTGATTTTTACTGCGTGGTTGAAAGATATTGCCTATTGTGTTTGCCTTGCCTCCGTCTGTTGCTTCTACTAATATAGGGCTTTGAAATGTAATAGCAGGAAACAAATTAAATACTTGTTTTATTTTTGCGTCAGAGTGGTTTGCAAGTACCCATTTTCTTCCCTCTGTTCTTATCCACTCGGCAGATTGTCCATAAAAAGAAACGCTTTTTGCTGCGAAATATGCCTCTTCAATTAGAGTGCTGCAAACATAAAACACGTTGTTATATACTTTTTGAGAGTTAGCATATACCCCTACTTGTGTCTTGCCTCCACCGTTTAGCCAGTTGCCAGCTATCATATCCATAAAGGTTCTGTACGGGTTAAAGTTCATAAACCTTTTGTCTTCATCTGACAATTCCTCCATTAGGTCTGTCTTAACCTCGTCCATCTCGTTGGTTGTTACAGGAGTGTGTGCCTCGTTGTAGCTACGAGGTTTAGACAACACATCTATAAAGGTGTCTAATATGCTGTTAGCTTCTTTTATGCTTTGTTTATCGTTGCCTGTTTTGTCTTTTGTTTTAAGGTCGCGTAAAACAGTTACTCCTTTGTCAATATCCAAATCCGAGCCTTGTATATACATTATGCCGTCTGGTATAAAGATAGTGTTGGAGTTGTCATTGTGGAAGCCTACTATTTTAGAGTACCCAGAAGAGTGAAGACCTGTTGTAGGTATCCTGTTTACTATAACTTCTTTTATAGATTGCAGTTCTAAATACTTTTTATGAGCGAGTTCCGTGTTGTCTTCTTCTTTGCCTGCTTTATCATACCACTGCTTTATTTCAGCTTGTGAAGCGTTTAATCCGAGCTGTTGCACAAATGGAAGTTCCTTCCTGTAGTTGTTTGGTAAAACTACTTCAAACGGTCTTACAGTAAAAACACTGCTGTTTTCGTCTATAAAGTCTAACCACACTTGTTCGTCTATTGTCTTTGAGGCTACCCCTTGTAATATCTCAGATGCTCTTTCTGTTATGGTGTCTTTTTCTTCTTCGTTGTATTTGTTAGGGAATCTAATGTCTTTCCCTTTGTATAAGATGCCGTCGTTTTTCAATGTACGAGGTTTTCCTACTATCACGTGTCCTTTTGACATTGCACTTTGGTACTCGTCATATAGCCCAGACTGTGTTTCCCCTGTTGTAGCAACTTGCCAGTCATAAACCTGTATCATATTAGTGCCTTGTCTAAGCACAAACAAGTCCCCTTTTATCTTAGGCTTAATTGCTTTGTTTATATATGTGTTTAGCTTGTTGCTTAAAAGATTGGAGTAGTATGGCAGAAAAACTATGCTACCGTCTTCTGATGCTAATATCTCATTCTTCTGCATGAGGTTGTCTTTATCCTCAATAGTTTGTAACAGTATTTTTGTTAACTCTTCGTTTAGCTCTTCTTCAGGTATGTCTTTGAGTAGCGGTATGTCCACTACTATTGTGTCTGTAAGGCGTTTGATTATTTCCTTCATCTTCTTGCCCTTTTCTACTCTCCCTTGAATACCCATCACATTTACCGCTTGTGTCATTAGGGTTATAGCAGAGTGCGCTATGTCGTGATTGGCATTTAACTGTATCTTTATGTTCTTAGTTGGTATTTGAGAATACTGATAGTCGTCAAATGTCGCATTGTTTATAGCAATATTGCCGTCTTCAAATACAAAAGAGTCGTCTATTGGCTTTAGCTCTATGCCGTTGTTGGCTTTAATGTTTTCTATGTTAGAAACACTGCTGAAAAACTTCTCTTTGATGTCGCTGTATTTGCCACCTTGAAGATAAAAGACAATAGTGAGGTAATACAGCAAGTCTTCTGACTCCTGTAGTATTTCATTGCTCGTGTTATTGTTTCCTAAGCCTATGTTGATGCTACGCAATAACTCCCAAGCGTTGTTGTGGGTTGGGTTTTCTGAAAGGTGCGTTTTAAGCCCTTGTCTTTTGTCATGGTCTTTTATTACTTTGTCTACAACAAAGTCAATAGAGGATTGTATATCGGTTAAGTCTGTTGCGTATGTTCGGCTATACATTAGTCTGTATATTGCCTTCTGCACAGGCGTTGATATGCGGTAAATGTTTGGGGAGATAGTCAGGGTTGAGTCTTTTATATTGATTGTGTGGTTGCCCAGCATTCCTGTTATCAGTGTCTTAGTGTCAAGCCCGTTCTTGAAGTAGTCTTGCAAGTCCCCACCGAATGACTCTCTCATTAATCGTGCTTGTAAAGGGGACATAAAAGACTGTCCGTCTACTGCCTTGAAGTCTTTTACCTCGTTGCCAAAAACATCATGTATCCGTGTGTCAGTGTTGCTATCAGGCAAATCGTTTTTGAACAACTTGCTGCTTGAAAAGGAGGTGAGGGCAATTGTGCTAACTGTTTCTCCTAATCCGAAAGCTGTTTCAGCTAACCCTATGCCTCCTGACTGCTTGCTCCTCTTAAACCTGTCTACCACCTTCTTAAACACGTTGTTGCCTTTATAGGAGAACATATCGCCTACCAGCAATGGGTTAATCACGCGGTCTGTATAAGCGTGTAGATAGTGCATTAGTTTTAACTGGTCAGTTTCATCGGCACTAAAAACACCAGCGGCATACCTGTCTTTGATTACTAACAGGGTTTCCTCCCACATCTTGTCTAACTCAGAAGTAAACCCTTCTTGTGTGTCAAGAGCGTTGAGGTATTTTTTTAAGTCGGGGTTAAGACTAAATGTTTTTCCGTCTTTAGAAACACTTATGTAGTTTCTACCTAATCTGGCTTGGAGTTGATTGACAGATATTCCTTCTGGGATAGCCGTTTCTTTACTTAGCTCTTCTACCATTTCAGATAGAGTTATGTATGGGGGTAATCCTATGTGGGCAAACATGTTACGCAATGTGTGTCCCCAATAGTTTAACTCGTTTTTGAAAGTGCGTTGGTTAAGGACTTTTATCCAGTGAGCATTGTTGCTACTGTCAAACGCTATTGGTTTTCCGTTTTCATCTTTAAAGTTTAAAGACACATTTTCAAAGAATCTTGAGCCAAAACTAATTTGAGTAGCAACAGGAGTTGATTGGTCAGATTGTGTTATGGTCTGTATTAAAAAGGAAGTTTGGGCAATGTTTCTTCCTTTGTTAAACATCTCTAACGCTGTCTTCAGCATTTCTAAATCAGTGAACCCAGCATACGATATTTTGAACCCGTTTAAAACGTACCCTGACTGTAGATATGCGGTATTGTCTATTCTGACTACCCCTCTTGCTAAGTCGCCGTCTTTGAACCTGTTTGTTTCTACAACTGTGCCTACTGAGAAGGTGTCTGTTTTTCCATACTCTGTTGAAACAGCAGGCAATGTGTTTAGCTGATTGCTTCTCTGTAAGACAGATACCTGCTTGCCGTCTACACTAACTGTCAGTGTATTGTTAGCTTGCAAAGCCTCACCTTGTTGTATAAGTGTTATGAGGTCGCTGTCTTGTGAGATGCTTCTGCTAAACCTCTGTGGGTTGTCATCTTTTGAACTACTTGCTTTAGCTGATATTTCATTTATCAACACTGTTGCGTCAGGGCTGTTTATTATACCTAACACTTTTGATAGATTGACAATAGATTCTTTGTATAGCTCTTTTGCTACCGCTTGTTCTTCAGCAGTCTTTGTAGTGTCTTCTGCCTTTTTCTTTAGCCCAGTATGCGCTCTTAAAAGGGCAAGCACGTCTTTGTCATTTACAATACTTACAATAGAGTTTAGTCTTTCTTTTTGCCCTTGTGTTCTAAACACAGAGAGTACCTCTAAGCCTTGTTCTGTTTTGTCTTTCTTTATTATGTTGGCGTGTATTTGTGGCTTGTTAGAAGTTGCTATTTGTTGCAGGGCTGTTTCTATATTAGAGGCGATAGGAGAGAAGGCATCTTTTATTAGAGGGTTTGGTGTTGTTGTAGAAGACGCTATTATCCCTTTAAGTCCGTACAGGTACTCTTTAATGATTTTTATTTCAGGGCTATGCGAGGCATCTACCTTCTCTCTAAACTCTTTTAGGGTAGTAGCTTGTAGTTCGGATAAAGCGATGACATAGTTAGGGTAAGTGTACCTTTTGCCGTCTGTCCCTTTCAAAGCACCAAAGAGTATCTTCATAAAACCAGTTACTTTTAGTGGTTTATTGCTCTCAACAAACAGTTGGTTTTTTGAATACTCGTGGTCTCCTTCTTCGTCTTCGTCTATTTCTGTTTCGGTTTCTTCTATTGTAACTGCTATTTTGTAATCCTGCTTCTCTCTATCTACTGTGAACACATCTTTGAACTCGTTTTCTAAGAATATGTCAAAGTACTTAGACATAAACACAAAATAGTGTGTGCTTTTTGTATCGTCATTTATTCCTTCTTTGGCTTTGTCTATGATTTCTTTTTTGAGTCGGTATAACTCTTCCCATTTTCCTATTTTGTATCTGAAAACACTGTCAAACACTTCTGTTCTAAAGCGTTGTATAAAACCAGATATTTCAGTTTGGGTATAGTTGTTTAGTTCTTTTTCGGATATCTCATATACTACTTCGCTAACAGGTCTCTTGTCTACTTCTTCCCCTATTTTTAAAGGGACGAACTGTTCTTTAATCTCTTTTACTACTCCTTCTGTAAGTATGTCTGATTCCATTAGGAGGTTGCTAAAATAAACCTTTTCAGGGTCTTTTTTAACTGCCTCATTAGCGTCTGCAATCTCTTTAGAATAACCATACATATACAGTCCATTTTCATCTTCGTATATGGACAGTCCTTTTCCTTCTATAACAGGGTTATCTGTTTTAGGAAAATACAAAAGGGCATTTGTAGGGTCGTCAGTAACAGTGCTTTTATATGCCTCTGTAGTTTTCAACACCGTTACAGGGTGGTATTTAGCAACGTATTCTTGCATTACTGCCCTGTTCTGAGTATTTGTTGCTTTGCCTTCTTGTTCTAAAAACTCCATTTTTTGAGCAGTGGTGCTGCAGTTGTTAAAGGATATTTTACTCATTATGTAACGTTACAAAGTGGGGGGATTTGGTCTCTGTCTTCAAACTCCTCTAAAAGAAGTTCGTCAACGTCTGCAATAGCTTTAGGAGATGTGTCGTTTATATCTATATATACTTGTACTGCTTTTTTTATTGTAGAAGACACCTCTTTGTGGGCTACTATGTTTTGAAAAGTTTCCATTGTAGTTCTTTCAGCCGCCACAGGGTTACTCTCTTTAACGCTTAATAAAATGTTTGGTTCAGTAGGGATTGACGGAACAGTGTACTCTATTCCTAACTTAGCCATTTTGGCACTTTCCACAATAGCAAAGCCCCCTACACTGTTTTGGTTTTTTATAGCCGCTTTGCCACTGTCCTTTTGTAAAAGAGCATTAGCTTGATACCTCATTTCAACGTCTTTATTGTTCCGTTTTAAAGCCTTTTCTATCTCAAATATTTCCTCTGCCTTTGTTCCTATCCTTCTGGCTACTGTAACAAACACCCCTTGCTCGTCATAGATAGGGTTGCTTGTTTCTTTGCCCCCTACTTTCATAACGACCATTCTGTTGATTATGTTTGCAGGAGATGCCCTTTTACTGAACAAATAATCCGTTATGTTTTTGCCCCCTTTGAGTGTTTCATTAGAAAACTTCTTATAGTCTTCATTGAAATCAGCAAGTTCTTGAAACAAATAGTCTAAAGCGTGTTTGTATTTTTTACCTACTTTTACCAGCGGTAGAAAAGAAAAAAGATGGGTTAATATCTCATCGTCCTGTTTTAGACTAAAAGCACCGTCTGAACTAAGGATTCCTCCAATTGATGAATGACCAAGTTTACTGTCAAAGTTACCTTCTTTTATTGTTTCCTTAAGCATTTCCAAGATTGACTTTGGGCTTGAAGAATCGCCATTTACGTCTGCTGTCATAGCTACTGCAAAAGAGTTTCTATGTACCCCGTCTTTGTCAGTATTGAAAACCTTTATACGGTTACTGGTTACCAGTGATTGCATTGTCTCTAATGTCTTGTGGGTGCTTGCTGAAGAAACAAACGCAAAGCCTAACTTGGCTCTGTTCACGTTTTTATCTACTTCCTTATCGCTTTCTTGCAACTCGTCAATATACTGTTTAATAGGGGAGTTCGTGCTAAACTTTTTCATTAGCTCGGAAAAAGTAAAAGACGGAGTGTCTAACATTATCCGCCCTCTTTTATCCATAAACTCCAACAAGTTTTCGTAGTACTGAGAAACTAACTGGTTAGGAGTAATAGTAGGGGGTTCTAAGTCCTGCCCTGTAAAAGAATAAACCACAAAGGGCTTTAGGTATGATTTGTTTTCTTCGTAGTACTGCTGGTACTTTTTTAAAAGAGCAATGTCTACATCTTGTACTGTAGTTTCTGTCGCGTTCATTAACTCAGTTATGCCCCCTATTTTTTCAACAAATCCAGATAGCTCTTTTCGTTCTTTTTGGGACATCTTTATTCCAGCTATCATTCGCCACTTAGACCAGTCTATTAGTACTTTTTTTCCTATTTCAAGGTTAGCAGGCAAATTGCTTTTGTATTCGTCTGTTTGAAGACTTGACAATGTGATACCTGTTAAAAAAGTATTCTTTTTGTTGTGTGTGAAGTTACCTTTGCCTAAGCCGACTAATTCCAAGCTGACTGTTTTGATTCGGTGTAATTCAGCAATAGCATTGCCAAACGCAGCTAATCTTTTTTCTACGTGTTCAAGTCCCCACATCTCTACAGCCTTGTCGTGTGTCTGTTTGAGTTCATTGGTGTTAGCGTGTTGAAACAGAGCAGGGTCTTGTAATGTTCCTATTAGCTCATCTCCCATATACACCTTGTGTTTAGCAACTGTAATGCCTCCTTCCATAACAAGCTCTGTTCTCACTTGTACGGGGACTCTTGTTTGGTTCTTCACAGCATTAGACAGTTTACTTACAAAGTCAGTGCCTGTGGCTTGTTCCTTGTCTATTAGGGCATTAATGTTCCCTGTGCTTATATAGTCAAGGAACACTGCTGCCTTAGCTCTTAAAGTAGAGTCTTCAATAGTGTCTATGATGTGGCTCATCATTTGCACTCTGCTTGTAAAATCAAGTGGTTGCTGCACTATGATATCTGCGTCTGCATAATCAACAGGGACAATGGTTGTAACCCCTGTGCGGTTTAAAGCTATCCAGTTCTTTATCTTCTCAAACAACTCTATGTCGTCCTTGTTGTTGAAAGCTTTAAGGTGGTCGTAAAAAGCATCTGATTTTTCAAGGAGTTTTATCGCTCTTGGGTCTTCGCTATTGAGGAAATCTTTAACCTTTGCAAAAGTTGCCCCTGTTGAGACTTGTATATCGTCTATCATTCCAGGTAAGTAAAAAGAACTTGCGTATTTTGACTCTATCTTCACGCGACCTTCTAATGAGGGAAACCCGTAAGCGGCAAAAGCGATAAGCAGGTTTGTAAAATCTACACTGTCTGACGCTATCTGTCCTTCTAAGATGTTTTTTACGTGTGTTGCTCTTTTAATACTTTCTTGGACTTGTGGTTTTATGCTACAATTAGCCATTTTTTATAGTTTTAATTTGCTTTCGTTTCTGTTTCCTTTTCCTTCTGGGGGTTTTGTTCCAACAACCGTGCATTTTGCAATTTTGTCATAGTTGTCCGTTGCGGTGTCGTCTATTTCAAAAGCTTTTCCGTCAGCATCTAACACTTCTCTAAAGCCTCCGTTTTCATGTGTGTGTGCGATGTTGTTTATTACATAGTACATATCACTGTTTGCGTCTATAGTCCCGTCTGCTCCTATGATTATTGTGTTTCCAGTTAAATCAGTGTAGACTTCTACTGCCGTCTTGGAATCAAGCCCTCCTTCTGTTGTCAATAAAGAACAGGAGATAACCTCAGTGGTCTTTCTTAACGCCTCAATAAAAGAGGCGTTTATATCTATTGTTTGTTCTTCTAATCCTCTAAGCATAATAGTAACCGTGTTGTCTACGTTTATAACGAAGTCTGTAACAGGGTAGGTAATGCGCCCTTTATACGCGTCTAACAGTTGCCTCACTCCTGCCAAAAACAAATTGTTGTTAGAGGCATCAGCTTCAGTATCAGCTTCAGTATCAGCTTCAGTATCTGTATCTGTATCTGTATCAGTATCTGTATCAACAACAGGTGTAGCAGAAACAACAGGAGCAACAACAGGTGTAGCAGAAACAACAGGAACTGTATTGTAAGACTCAAATGCCGAAGTCCCCTTTTCGTGTAAGGTCTTTCTCGTTTCTTCCTTTTCACTAAACTCAGAAACCTTCCCAGATACCTTTTTGAACTTGCCCTGCAACAAGTCATTAGCAGGTTGTATAATAATCAAATGCGTCTTTGCCCTGCCAGAAGCAGACAGTAGCTTTTTAAAGTGTTCTGATACAGAAAAGTAAAAGGGGATTGAATCTAAAACATTTATTTCTCCATTCGTCAAAGAAGTACCCAAGTCAATTATTACTACTTCCGCCTCAGACCCTTGAGCCGTCATAACACTCATAGTGTCCCCACTTGCCCTATGCCCTATTTTAATAACCTCTCTACCTTTCACAAGTGCTTCTGCTTCTTCTAATGTGCTTACTACCGAAATGCCTTCTGTGAAACCCTCCACAGTGTGTTCCTGATAATAAAAAGGAGGCAGCTTCTCAATTAGCTCCTGCATCTTATCCACTTGCTCTGCCTCCACAACGCCTTTCTGGGTTTCTAACACCGCTTGCAGTCCCCTGAAGTAGTCCGTTGCCTTTCGTATTGTAACAATGCCCCCCCTTTGTTGTAGCTTCAAAGGGACAGTAGAGTCTGTCAAAGCAAAAACGTTTGTGAGATTGCCTCTTGGGGTGTAACTGGTAGCATTTGTAGTAGCTTGCCCAGTGTCGCCTATCAACACAACATGAAACCCGATGTCCTTTGCCTCTTTTAATATCATCTTCAACCCTTTTGTTGCAGACATAGTGTACTCGTCTACAACTAACACGTCGCCTTTTTTCAACCCTGATAAAGCTTTATTTAGTTTTGACTCTTCCGTAGGGGTAATACTGTCTGTGTCAGTGGGGTCTGTGCTTGGGACAATAGTGTAGTCGTTTTTTTTACCTTTCTCTGAAAACAGAAAGCTACCTTTTCCAGCTGTCAGTTTAGAAAGATTTTCGTTTTGTTTTTCACTATGAGCAAAGTACTTGAGCTTTCCATTAACCATTGTCTTAAACAAAGACATTGTTTTAGTTTTGCCTGTTCCATTAAAGCCATTTAGGATAATCACCGTGTTAGCTACTTCTGTTACCCCGTTTGCAATTAGCATTTCTTGCCCTTTTTGAGAAGCGGAAATACTCATATACATTCTTTGTAAAGCGTATATTTGCTCAAAAGAAGGAAAGAAGTACTTGTCTATTTTGTTTAACTCGGCAATAGCCAGCCAAAGTTGTTTGTTGGTTTCCGTTGTGCTTACTGTAGCTATCTGATGCAGGTAGTTGAAAGTACGCAGCTCTTCTATCTTAGCGTCTCTTTCTTCTGCGGCTGAAGCTGAGTCAGCCTGAGCTAACCTAACGGCAATGTTTTTTAGGGCGGTGTCTACTTCAGCAGTGTTGGTTTTGTAGCTTTTAAATATTGACTCTTCTATCGCTGAAATAGCTGTAAACAACCCTGCTTCTATTTTAGAAAGCTCGTCAACTAAAACATCGTCCATGTGGTCTAACGCTGCTGTAGCATCTATGTATGCCCCTAATTGAGATTGTATCTCTTTTATATCCTCTTCTGTTTTTGGGTCTACAAAAGTGATACGTGAGATTCTACTGAGCTTATCTGAAAACACACCTATTGAACTGTTAAAGTTGTTTTTAACAAAACTGCTTTCATTGCTTATTGCCAACGCTTTTAGCTTGGCTAAGTCTGTTTCTACTTTCGCAAGGTATGCCGTGTATTCTTTTGCTTGTTCTTCTGTTATAGCAGGCACTAAATCTGTCTTATTCCCTTTTAGGTATTCATTTACTTTAGCTCCTGTTAGGTTGTTGTAGAGTATCTGGTGTTGTTTAATTGCCCTATATGTCTGAAACGCCTGTTCCATTTCGGCATATTCGGATATTCCAAAGTCTTTATCTTGAACATCTTCGCTTGCTTTGGCTTCAATGTCTTTTATGTTAAATCGTACTCCGTCTATCTCAATAGGGGAGAAGTATATTTCTTTGTTTACATCTGCCATAACCGATTGGTCTGTTATGTCTTTTAAAGACTTTAGCTTATTCCCGTAAGCCGCCAGCTTTTGTTCTTGTTCAGTAGCGTCTTGTACTTGGGCTTCCAAAGCTATTTTTTTGTTTGCCGAAAAATCTTCAACTAATGCTATCACACTTAGTTTTGCATCTATGTCTTCTTCTTCAATTGCCCTTCTAACTTCTGACGCTAAGAAATGGGAATACTTATCTACTGCTGAAAAAATATCTTCTAAAAACGGGTTTATGTCTGCTTCTTCGTCATTCCCTAATGTCCCTTCTACCTTTGCTTTAGTGTTTTCCACTGTTTCTGAGAGAGTATTGTTCAGGGCGGATTCCTCTGTTAGTGTTTGTCTTCCTTCTAAAAGCTGTTTATTCGTTTGTTCAATGAAAGAAGTAGCTTTTTCTATTTGTCCTTTTTCTGCTACTCCTTCTGTTTGATTTAAGAAGTCAAGGGTAGAATTAAGGTCGGTTATAGCAGGAAGAGTAGCGACCCTTTCTTGCATATTGTTGAAGTTTCTTGTGATAACATCAACATTCAGTCTGTTATACTCGTCATAGTAGGTAGTGTCCCCTCCTTTTGCTAAGTAAAACATTTTGTCAAAGAACTCTCTTTTTATACTATCAGCATCGTCTACAAGTATAGTGTTCAATCCTTCTTGTATCTCCTTATTTGCGGTTTCATCTTCTTCGCCTATTTTAACCTTAGACAACTGGTCTTTAAACTTCTTGCCTGCTAAAAAGCTAAATAAATTGGTGTCGTCAGGGTTTTGGGCTATTAACTCCTTAAACTCTTTTGACATCGCCTGATAGCTTTTTGTTTTGTCCTTGTATGTAGTCTTAAAAGCCGTCCACGTCTTTTTCAATACTTTCATATTGTGTATCATCAAGTCAGCTGTTGTTGCGTTGGCAGACTTTGTCAATGCCCCTTTTTTAATCAACTCCCCTTTGTCATCTATGTCAATAGAAGAAAACAACCATTTCTTGCTTCTGTTAGTGTCGTCAGCTTGTTCCACTAACATAGCCATAGTCTTCTTGTACGAAGACTCGTCTACAATGACATCTAAGACTGTCTCGCCTTCTTTAGAGGTGTCTCCTTGAATCATTCGTTGGGCTGTCCCAGAAATAGCACCACCAGCAGCACCACCAACAGCTGCGTCAACAAAGTTTTGAAACTTGACCGCTGCGTGTTCTTTTCTTACTTTGCCGTATGTTTTCTCGGGAAGTTGATTGTATAAGTTTAACAGTGCTTTGTCTGCTCCTTCCTCCATAAGCTCTTGGAAAGTTTCTTTTACTGCTTGTCCAACTCCTGCATTCCCTGTAAGGCTGCGGATAACTTTTTGGTACGCTTTTTCACTTAATGAAACAAACAGCTTAGAGGCTTCTCTTTCTGTCATAGTGTTCAATACTCCTTTAAGAGGGGTAACCATATCCACCAAGCTCTTAGCTAATACAGCAGGAGTGTTTAACAATCCCACTTTGCTAAGAAAGTATTGTGTAGAGTTCTTGCCAATTAGAAAGTCATCTACTTGTGCTAATACGCCAAAGACAGATAGTGCTGCAATCCCCATTGGTCCTCTGTACTTTATGTCTATGCCGCTATGCCTCATTGCGTCCATTGTTTGGTTTGCCCCTAATACCCCGAGATTAAGAGCAAGCCCAACTCGTTGGTATAAAGGATTAGCAGACCTTAATAAGTTTACAACCGCTGGACCAGTAGAAGGTTTAATGAGGTTAGTAGCCAACAGTGCCATTTTAGCTGCGCTGCGAGTTGCCATAAGTGTTTTAGCTGCTGCCCAAGTTCCTATACCAAGTCCTCCTGTAAGAAACATACCCCCCAGCTGTCCTGTGGCATTCCCTATTATGTCCCCGTAGTGTCTTAGATTGCCGTCATTTCCTTCGTACTTGTTTACCATAACGCGTTCTACAAAGTTGTTAGTCCCTGTGAACATGTTGTAGCCTGACACATACTCTGCGTTGTCCTTGCTCATGCCTGTCAAACGCATAGAAGCCCCTACTACTTCAGAGGCTATTTGTGCAATTTGGGTTACGTTAGATACAGTAGACAAAAGCCCGTTAAAGACCCCTCCTATAATGTATGTTGCGTCTGCCCAGTCTGCTTTGTCCATTCTTGAAACACCCCAGTAGCCGAGTCGGTCTTCTAAACTTAAGTCTTTTCCCCAAGCTCCTTCTTTTAATACTTTCTCACCGTCTTGTACTGCTACGTGAAAGCCTCTGCCTACTAACTCAGAATAAGAAACTCCTTTGTCTGATGCCCCAAAGTAGTTTCCGTTATACGCTACTGGTTTTCCTTTTAGGTCTACTATCTTGCCTTCGTTTAGCAGTTGGTGTTGTAGCGTTAGACTTTCATCTCGGTAGCTTGTTTTACGCACAAGGGTAGGCATAAACCTTTTTCTTGCTTCTAAGTCTCTTTCTGTTAGGTTTTTGAGAGGGTCGTACTCTTGAACTACGTCTTGAAACCTACGAAAGTCTTGTAACCCTTTAATTGTTTTCTGAACTTCAAAAAAATATTTGTCAAATGCTTTTCTATCTGTTGTGCCGTCTTCCTTTTTGAACTTGTCTTGTATCTCCTTTTTTGCCCAGTATTTTTCTATGTCTTCTATTCGGAAGTCGTAGTCTGGTGTCTTTAAAGCATCTGGATAGATAAAAGAGCCTATCATTCCGTCTCTTTCCTCCAGCCTTTTGCGCATTGTGTCGGAGTATATAGTGCCTTTGTATGACCCGTCATATCCTACACTTCTATTTACATTTAGTGATTCTTGTCTTAGGACATCGTGTTTGTTCTTTTGTTCTTCTTCTATTGCAGGGGCAAAGGTATTTGCGTATGCTGGTGTATCGGGAAGAACAGGAATCATTGGTTGTTCATCTCCGCCTTTAAAAGCATTAACGTTGTATGGTAGTTTTAATTCGTCCATTAGTATAAATCGTCTAAGGTTATATCTGGCAGGGTGTTTTGTTGTTGCAGAGTGATTTGTTGTTGTATTGTTCCTCCCTCTTGTCGTTTAGGAATAACTCCTTGTTCTTCAGTGGGGTATAGAGTTGCGTTGTTGTTGTCGGTAAACAGAGTACCACTTCCAAAATAGGTAGATAAAGGGGGAGTTTTTCCTGTTAAGAAATCTCTTGTAAGCACAACTGTAGAACCACTGTCTCCTGTCAATGCCCCTTTAAGAGCTACAACTGATGCGTGAGTAGGTCCTAAATAGGAGTGTAGGGCTAACTGTTGTTTTAGTATTTCTTGCCCTTCAGTAGAACTGTTTGGTATAATTACCCCTCCTTTTATGGTTGTCCCTATTTCTCCCATCTTTAAAGCGTAAACTTCCATTCCTGTTATTTGTTGTGTTTTAATACCATGTTCTTTCAATGCCTCTCTCGCTTTTTCATTTCCGCTTATAGCCGCTTGAATTACAGCATACATCTTGTCGCTATAGTTTATTTCCTCTCCTGATTCGTCTGTATAAACAGTAGTAGTCATAATATTTTGCCCCAAACGATGCACGTTTTTAGTTATGTCATTGCCTTCTACTCTTTTTCCGTCTTTCGTTAATACAAGTTTAATCCCGTTTTTGTTAAGTATAGTCCCGTCCCATGTTATTGCTGCGCTTCCAATTATATCTTCCGTTATTGTTGCCCCCGTTGAGGCACTTTTGAGTAAGGGTTTTTTAACTTGCCACACAGAGTTTTCTCCAAATCTTTTTGTAAAATCTTGCCCAAACAATCTTGCGGCGATAGTGTCGGCAGTTCGTACTTTTTGCCCGTTTTCAACCATGTCTGAAAGGTCTGTTACTCTATCCCTTTTTTGTTTTTCTAATAACGCTGCTCCACTTCCAGCCCCGTGAACAATGGCTGCCATATTTACGGAAGAACTTTTGTTTTGGTCGGTTTTCTCCGTTGTATTAACTGCTGCTCTTCTGATTATAGCATTTGCTATATACGCACTTTGGGCAAATGCCAACTGAGCATTGTTCATGTCTTCAATCTTTGTTGCTTGAAGTTTTACTCCTTTTACTCCGTTCTCTTCTGTTGTTATTGCATTTCCGTCTTTGTCATACACTGGGACATTTATTATAGCTTTCATCTCTGAGTAAAAAGCACTCATTAACCCGTCTCTAATAACAGGGTCTAATTGGTTTATTTCTTTAGTTGCCTCTTCTATTTGTTTGAAGTTGTTTTCATTTATTACTTTTGAAGAAGTGTTATGGAATATAACCATGTCTGAGTTGTATCCCCCTATGTTTGCTTGGCGGTATGACCCTGCTATAGCTTCTGCTTTGCTGTTTGTTTCTGCATCTTTAAAGTAGGCTTGCATTCTCGTAAGGGCAGTGTCTCTGTCGTTAAGATTGACCATCATCTTTTTGGAGTGAAGAGGGTTTTCTGGGTTTATGTACTCGTAGCTTTCCTGTAGGTCTCTTGGAGTTGCTGCCTTCCAGCCACTTAGGCTTCCTAAACGATTTAATATTTCTGACTGTGGTCTTACTATTCTAACATTTTTTTCTACTCCGTTTACCAATTGCTTCTCTGTTCTTGTGAAATAGCTTTCTCCATTGTCGCGGTATTGTATCCCGTGCTTTCCTTCACTTACATATTTTTTATATGCTGTTTGGTTTTCATCATAAGTGTTTACTAACCCTTGTGTGTCCCTTGTGAGCTTGTCTTTCTGTTGCACAATAAACATTGGCAGTTGAGCCATCATTTGTTCGTCTGTGTTGTGTAATGCAATATACGCTGCTATTTCTGCTGTTGCCGCTTCCTTTCTGCTCATCCACCCTTCTTTGTCAATATGGTATGTTTTGAGGTCTTTCTCAAAAGCGGAAGTGTCCATAGTGTGTTTAGCTGGGTCATAAAAGTTTTTTGCACTGTATCTGCTTTGATACGCTGCTAAGAAAGGGGAGACAGGAGCTTGTGGCACGTATTGCAAGCCGTCATAAGAGGTTGCTCTATCGGCAGTGTTGGCATAGTCATAGTTGTTTCTATCGTTTCCTATGATGCCTTGTCCAAACGCCCCTTTGACATTATCCCCTACGTAGTTGCCAACAGTAGACACGCCTCTTCCTATTCTGTTTAAGAGTCCTCCTCGCTGGAACATTTTTATCTTCTTGCTCATGTGTTCTTGTTTAATTGGTCTATGTAGTCTTGTTCAAACTTATACAAGTCTCTCTTTACAGTGCATACCTTGCGTATTAAAAAGTCGTGCTGGTCTTTTATAATACGGGCAAACGGCTTTCTGGTTTTGTATATAATAGAAAGAGCCTTTGTGTTTATACATAAAGGCTCGTCTTTTTCTTTCAGCCAGTCTATGAAGCCGCCTGTTGTCGTGTTTAATATCACAGTTGTTTTTTAAAGTTTAAGGATATTTTGTTTCTGTTTTTCATATTAATCGCTCCCCAGTTCTTGGTTATGTCCATTAGTTTGACGTTGTATTTTTCCATGTACGAAAAGGGGTTCTTAGCATGAGACTGCGTCATCTTTCCTCCGTTGGAAAAACCAGCTATTCCTTTTCTAATCTTTTCCATTTGTTCAGCTATTGCTTTGTCTATAGAAGAAGATGCTTTTTCACTGGAGGCAAAGATACTGGCTTCGTACATGCTGTTAAAAACAGGGGAGACAACAAGTTTTCCTGATTGGTCATAGTGGGAAACAGTGAATTTGCCGTCTGCTGTCGGGTTTACTTTTACGTTTTTTTGAACTTGTCCTACGGCAGATTGGTAAATCATTGCTTTTTCCTGTTCTTTCTTGGCTTGTATGTCTCTGCTTTGCAAAAACATATTTTGCTGTCCTTGATTTATTGCTTGTTGGGAAGCGGCTTGTTGGTTTTTGTAATTGGTCATAGCCTCGTCTTGTAGTCCTTGCTGGAACTTCTGACTTGTGCTTAACATTCTCATGTTTTCCCCTTGCCGTGCTTGCAGCTGGGTGTTTCTGCTTTGGTCATACATCTGACTGTCCTGAGCATTTAGCTGTGTGGCACTGTTGTTAAGCCCCTCTTGTGTCCCCATTGTGGAGGCTATGTTCATTCTATTGTCAATGCTTCTATTGTTGTTAGCTTGTGTGTTGGCTTGGTTGCTCATTCCTTGCAAGGCACTATCTTTGGCATACTGGTTCATACCCTGCGTGCTTCCTATTATGTCTTGTCTGTCTTGAAGGCTTCTGGCAGGAGGCTTTAGTCCTCTTCCCAAATAGCCCTTGCCCATATTCACAAGGTTTGTAACAGCAAAGACCTTGTCCATTCCAGTTGCTCCAGCGGTTGCTCCGTCAAATACTCTTTTTAACCTGCCTGTTACTTTGTCATAGACCATTCGTGCTTTTGTTGGGTCTTTTACAGGAACAGGAACAGGGGTAAGTGGGTTAATCGCTAATGCTTTCTTTTGCATTGTTTCTGGGGCAAGACTGTCTTCCACTTTCATAAAAGGAAAAGGTTCAAGAGTGCCTGAGCTAATCCTTGATGCTTTCTCTCCCATTGTTTTTGCGGCAAGACTGCCTTCTGTAAAAGGAGCAATCCCTCTTGGCTTTAAAAGAGGGAATGTTTGGAGGGGTATCCTTGCTCCGCTCTGTAGCTTCTTAAACGGGTTTTTTATTTTATTCTTCGTCATCGTTTTTCCAATAGTTAAATAGCCCTTTTTTAGACAAGAACTTTCCGCCTTTCTCCATCATCGGTTGTTGCATAGAGGTATCTCCTGCTACCCCCGTTTCAGAAGGATTCACCTGCTCCTGTTTCATAATAGCCTGTACCACAAAGTCCCAGCCTTGTTGAGCCAGCTCTGGTGAATTTGTCTGGCTGTATTCTTGAACCATCTGTTCAATTTGGGCAGTGTCCTCTACTGAGAAGATGCGTTCTCCCCCTTCTACTTCTGCTATTTGCTGTCCTGTTTCGTCTACAGTGGGAACACCCCCCTGACTATGAGGCATAGCCCCTTCTCCTGACACTAAGCCGCCGCCTTGATAATTCTTTGTCAATGCCCCACCGCTTTGGTAGTCGTTGTACTTTTCTCTGAAGTTCATGTTTCTTTGGTTTAATAAGCCTCCTGTTTTAGCTTTTGGGATTCCTACTGTGTTTACTGTTTGTAATACTGGTTTTTCTAATATTTTGTTTCCTACTACTCCGCCTACTGCCCCTCCTAACTTGCTGCCTATCGCCATTCCTACTGTTGGAGGGACGCCAAAAGCCATTGAGGCTAATCCTAAGCCTCCGCCTATCATAGAGCCAAGCGACTTTCCTTTTTGCGGATTGTTCATTGTGTTCTTGTTAGAAAGGTAGTCCACCCCGTCTGACAATAGACCTACGCCTCCTTGTATTCCTCCTAATAGGTTTCCAGACATTCCCTCACTTAGCTCTCCGCCTGCCTGAGCGATTGGTATTTCCTTTACCTTGCTGCCTTTAAAACGGTACTCCCCACTATTAGCCTTCATCACTTTCCTATTCCCGTACTCGTCTATGCCTATTAGGTCTTTGGATACCCCGTCCATTGTTATTGTGCCGTTCGGGCTATCTATCATCAGAGAAGGGGCGTTTCTATACGGGGAGTTGTCTTTGTAGCCCATTGTAGAAACAGACCCCCCTTTTTGAAAGACGCGTTGTCTGACAAGTCTTTTTTTATCACATTCTTTACACATTTGACATTCTGTATTTAGTTAGAAACGATTGTACTCTTAGTTTTTTTATTGCGTTGTATGTGAACCTCACCTTTACGTATTTATCTCTTATACGAGAATTGACTCGGCTATGGTTGTAGTCTTCCCCTTTGTCTGTGTCGCTACTGCCTATGACTATTGAAACGCGATTCTCCTCTTGCCTTACTCTTTTCCTTTTTAGCAACCACGAGATATCCCTTTTCGCCGTTTGGTTTTCAGTGTTCCACTCTATTTCCGTAGGGTAGATGTTGTTTCCTATCACAGAGTGATTGTCAAACACTTTGCTGTATGCCACATTGTCGTTCACTACTATCTCCATTATAGTAGGCAGGCTTCCCCCGTAGAAGTTGTTGTAGCCTCCTCCATTGTGCTTGTACCCTTCTAATTTATCGTACTGTTTAACTTCCGAAGAAGGAAAAGAGAACAACACATCACTGACGTTCCACATAATAGAAGGGCTATAAGTGTAATAAGACATAAACACTTGTAGCTTTTCGCTGTAACAGAGAGTGAAGGTATCCATGTAGTTTGACAAAGGGACGGTGCTTCTGTAGAAAACAAACATAACCTCGTTTTGCCTTTTGTCCCAGACAGTTCTTACGTGGTATCTCCCTTCTAAGTCCCTTAGAAAATTGTATCCTCCTATTCTGTCTGTGCCTTCGTTGCTTCTGAGAAAGGAGCTTACAACATCATCGGAAATAGCCTTCACTGTGTCCCCTACAATAGCCCATAGCTTTCTTCTATTGACATCTATACCGTATATAGCATTGTCTGTTGAAATAACTGAGTGAGTGTGCTGTGAGCCTATTTTAGAAAGCAGCTGACTGTATGGAGTGAGTACTCCCGTTCCACTTACAAACACCTGTCCTTCTGTTGATATAGGGACTCTTTCTTTATAAGGGAGCTTAGACACCCCAAACTCCTGTGTCAGGTACAGGCTAAAGCCTAAGGAGCATATATCCGAAGCTTCCCCAAGTTCAATAGGGTAGTCTTGTGTGTTTAGCAGTCCTATCTGCCTGTAAAAGTCTGTGAAGGACAATCCAACTTGCTGTTCGCTATATATCACTCTGGTAGGGAAGTGGTTGCTAACTGACGGCAGGGTTGTGTCAAATGCCGTAGTTCTTTGTTCCCCCAACACGTGGCTATAGCCTTTGTTGTAGCCTCTGCTTTCTGGTGATTTGTTGTAGCGAGTAAACAAAAGCAACTGCCCATTGACAGGGCTGTCTAATCTCCAATCCGCGTTTGCAAAGTTGGTAGTAGCCGCTACTAAGTTGTTGTTGTCTATTTCAACCTCTGGCAAGGCGACTCGTTGCCCCTCATTTATATCTACCAGCTCACTGTTTCTTAGGTAAGGGTTTGAGTTGTTTTCTGTTATTATCTGTAAAACGACTCCTGTGTAGCCTTCCCCTGTTTTACAATACCACATTCTTTTAAAGAACTCTCCTACAAAGCAGTCTCCTCTAAAACATTGTATTGTGGGCAATGCCCCTAACAATATGGTTTTCCAATCAAAAAGCGAACCTTGTGTAACACTCTTGTATTGTAGCAGGTTTACTTGTGGGTAGAGAGAAAGATAGTTAGCCCGTTGTTCCGTGTCGTAAATATTTACAACTGTGAAGTCAGGAGAGGAAGTGCTGTCTTGTTCCATTGTCAAAGACTGGATTACTCTCTGGTTTTCATTTCCTCCGTCCTGAAACACAAAGTCCCTTAACCCAAACTGGTTGCCTTGAAAAGTGTCTTCCGAAAGCACAAGCCCTACATAGCCTTCAAAAACGTGATTGACGTGGATTAAAGCCGTTGAGTTGTTGTTGTTTCCTGTTACAACAGAGTTAGACAGATAGTTTAAGTTGCTTGCAAATAAACCTCCTGTTATATCTCTTCCTGTGTCTACTATCCAGCTCTTGCAGTTTTTTTTGACGGGGGTGTTTTCATTGTATATTGAAGAAGGAAAATACAAAAAGTCAGTTCTAAATGAGCTGTTAGTTTGTTTAGAGTATCGCCCAGAAAGATACCTGTGTTTTGGCACTACGGACAAAGTTACATCGTTTAACCTGCTCCTTGTAGTCCTGTTTAAGTCGCAGTCAGGGGAATAGAAGGCATACCTGCGTTCGTCTTTTAAGATGTTCATATAAGAACCTACCTGTGAGGACTTTGCACTGTTCCCAGAGTGTCTTCTCCATTCTGTTTCTGTGTGTCCTCTTGGAGCAGGGATTACTCTTCTGTCTGTTGCGTTTTGATAAGTAGTCCACTGATTGCTGTTGTTCTTGTCAAGGGAGCTACCCCAACTAACAACCCCTAACCAGCTTAGTTCTGTAACACTGTAGTCGCCTGCTGGCACAGAAGAAGTAGTACAGACTACCCCTTGTGCTATTGCGTCTCTGTTTCTATCTGCTCTTACTATCTTGCAGCCTATTATGTTTTCTTTTAGTTCGTTTTTCTCTGCTATTGTCAGATTGCCAAACATAGTGGACTCTAACCTAACATCTATTCGCACAGTGGTTAGCTCAAGCGTCTCAGGCTTCTTAGGGGTTCTTATTATTCCTTTTTTATTAACGCTGGTTAAAGGAGTGGTTGATAAGTAGTCGTATCCTGTTGGGAAGTAGGCTTGGGTTTCACTTCCGTCTTTGAGCTTAAAGACTATTCCAAAAGCATATGTCTCCTCCCACCAATAGCCCAAGCTATTGTATATGGTTAGAGGCTTGTGGTAGCCCGTTTGGCTATAGTTTAAAACGTCCCCTGCCATTATAGTAGGTGTCCCTGCTGAAACTTCAACTGCTTCTAACACAAAAGCGTTTGCAAACTTAGTGTATAAGGCGTGGTTCTGAGAGGTTATCTTTATGTTTGTGGCAAACAGCCTTCCGTCTAATTGAGTAATTGACTTAGCTAAAAAGGAAGAGTAGTACGCACTGCTTATAGAAGTAGTTGAAACAGCAAGAGTGTTCTCAAAGCCAGTGTGAGAAATGTATTGGGTTGTGCTTGTGATAGGAAAGTCTTGGTCTATTTCATAAAACTCCTGTGTAGCTATGTCGTCCCCTGTACTGTACTCTACTATAAGCCTAAAAGAAGTGTAGGAGGGGTCTATATCTGATACAAACAGTATGACTTGATTAGGCGTTGTTATGTCTGTAAAAGACTGACCCAATGAAGAGTTCTGTCCTATAACAGAACTTCCTCCATATGAAACATTGCCGTTACTTCCTCCTGTCGTAGTTCTAAAAACACTGACTAACGAAGACTGTGCTATGACAGAGGTAGTGTTAGAGTCTTGCGTCTTGTACTTTAAATAGTATATGTAGTTCCCAAACTTCAACCGTCCTCCTGCCGCAACGTCTTGTAGAGCTATGGAGGTGTATTTTAAAGTGTTGAGTATTAGGTTCAGCTCAGTTGAAAAGTCCTGCTCTGTGTATGTGCGAGCGTTAATAGAGTAAGCCCCGTCTTTATATACCACACTGCCGTTCACACTACGGATAGGGTTTAGGTTGTCTGTGAAATACAAACCATAGGAGTAGTCATACGACAGCTTGGCTACAATCTCATTTGCGATAGGATTGTTCAGGTTAAAGTTAAACAGCTTGCTTCTCAAAGGGTATCTGTTGTTACTCCCGTACTTCATCGTCATCAGAGGGTGATACTCGTTCACCATTGAAACAGGGTATCCCACTCCTACAAGGTACGCCGCATAGTAATAGCGGTGGTTGTCAGGGAACAAGTCAAACTCGTAAAAGGGACTGACATCAAAGTCCTCTTCGTATATCCTCGTGCCGAAGTTAGGGGAGGGGTATGTCCCTATTTCTCCTTGTCTCGTTGTTGGGTTATGGGATATAATGTATGACACTCTGTTGTCTGTTACCACCCCAATTGGCTGAAACCCTCGTGTTAGCACAAAGGACTCCTCGTTGCCTTCTAAGTTCTGCATAACGTAGCTGTTGTCTGACTGAGACAGCAGGCGTAGGTTTTGTGCAAAAGTCAAAGTGTCATTTAGACTTATGTACTCGTCTAAGTCCATTGACAGTCCTTTATTAGCGGTGTTTTGGGCTGTTTCCATATCTCTGTGTCCTGTTATAAGTGCTGTAAAGTATGTCCACTACTCCTTGTAGCTCGCTGTTGGTCATTACCGCTTTTGCTTGTAATATGTATCGGTTCTTCAAGTTTTCAAAGTACTGTAGCTTGTCTTCTTGTCCCAGTCCTTTGGCAAACAAACGTAGGAAATGCTGGTACAAGACCCAGTGGTAACAGGCATAATACTCCTCTTCTGTAGCTATTAAAGGGAATCCGTTCTCGTCGTTTTGATAAACGTAGTATGTTACTTCTACTTCCTCTTTGTTGAAGATACTGTTGAATGTAACAGTGCTTGTCCCTTTAAACCTAAAAGGAATGCTTTGGTTTTTCAATCTTACCATGTCTACTCTGTCCACATAGCAGGGTAGTTTTATTTGCCCATTAACAACACACATAGTTGATGTTTCTAAAAGGAACGCCTTCTTTCCTATTAGTCTAAGGCACTGTCCTACTTGTTCTATAACGTAGTCTAAAGGAGCGTCTATGTCAAAGTCTCTTCGTAAAGAGTCTAAGATTCTTGGTAGATTTAAGTTGTCCTGAAAACTGTACTGCGATATCTCCATATACTTCTGGGTTTTTGGTTATCTGTTTTTCTAACTCTTTGTTTTGCTTGTTTGGCAGGCGTATGAAGTAGCCTGCTTCTACGTAGTGAAGACTGTTCTCTTTGCTTGTCTTTAACAAGGATATCCTGTATTTGTTTAGAAAGAAGTCTTCTGTTTCCACAAAGGTTATTTCCATATTCTTCTTTGCTGCTAACAACAGTGCCTCTTTTCTAAGTTGCTCAACCCTTGTGTTTTCAACGCTTGTAGGGACGTAACGGGTTACTTTGGCTATCAGGTTTGGATTGTTGAACAAAGCAACGCTGTGTCCTTCTATGCACTTTTCTATTAACCATTCAAAATACCTCTGTATTACTTTTGTGTAGACGGCGGTGTATGCTGTGTCTTTCTTTTTCTTTTTTGTTTTGTTCCACTCATTTACATAACTCTCTTTTATATAGTCCTTGACCTTGCTTTTCAAAAGAACAAACAGGTCTTCACAGTCATACCGTATTGCTACTACGCTTATGCCTGTTTCAGGACTATAGTGTTCGTACTTGTATAACCGTAAGTTGTTTGTGGAAATGCCCTTTCGTTTTAACCTCATTGTTTTAATCCTATTATTTCAGACTGAGTGTTTGCTTGCAAGTGTCCCATTTGATATTGACTCATGTATTGTGCTAATAGCTTTTCTGTAATTACTGATATAAGGTAGTCTGGACATTTGAACTCTACATCTTCCTCGTTTATACAAGCGCACTCGTACTTTAGTATCTCCTGCTCGTTTTTAGGGATAAGCTCTACCGTAATGTACTTAGGAGGGATAGAGGTGTTGTAGTTGTAAAGAACAAGTTGCTTCTTAGCTTCTCTGTGCCACACGGCTTTCATTTTGGAAGTCCACTTTGCAAACTTCCTATAAAGGTAGGCGTTCCCTTTTATAAGGTTGAACGGGGTAGACCTGTCTATTGTTCCTACATACCTAAGGTTTGGTATAGAGCTAATCTGCATTAGCTCTGGTATTTCCGCAACTAAAACTTTCTCATCACTGTCTATGTCGCAACACTCACTTATGTCTTTGCACACTACGGGAATGCAGTTTATCTCAACATACAACTGCTCTGGGGATAGCAACTGCTTCTTTAAGTCATACTCGTAAACAAGCCTGTTTCTTGTGTTTATTATCTCGTCCTTCAACATGTTTATATCTATGTTGGCATTAGTAATAAACGGGCTTATTTGGTTACGAATAAGGGAGGCTATCTGCAAAAGAGTCATGTGTATAAAATGAAAATGGAGTACAACGTACTCCACATTCAACGAAATAAACCCCCAAATAGTTACGCAAACATAGCCCCGAGTGCGGCTGTTGTTGCTGTTGCTGCTTGATTTACATATAACACTATCTCCATAAGATGCGATTGTTCTGCATTGATAGTGTCCATTTGATGTTCGTTTGTGCCTGACTCAACACGATATACAATGTGGTAAGAGTTGTAGTACGCCCCGTTGATAGGGAGGAATCTTGTATCGCCATTGTTTAAGTTATACATTCCCTCTCTTGTTTGTATGTATGTGCGAATATAGTCTGCATCATTAACCCCCATAAACGCTTTGGAAATTTCTGAATAGGTAACTGGGACATTCTGGTATAGGTTGTCCCCGTCATCTGATAAAGAAAGGAAAAACTCCACGCCTGCCGTTAGCCCTTCAACGAATACTATGCTCCCTTGTGGGTATACGTTTGCTTTTAACTCTGGGTTGTTTTTGACTAATGCGCTAAGTAACAACGAAATTCTGGTAGCAAAAACACTGGCATCTGACATATTAGCTCTAAATATGTCGTTTGTTCCTATTGTCTTCCAGCCTCTTTGCATATCCACTTGGTTTCTGTCAAGAGACCTATACGACAGTCGCATTTTGTAAGGAAGACCTGCCACAAGTCCTGTCGTTGTCAAAATGGCAGCAAGTATGTGAGGGGCGGCTCTTCTCACAGTGTTTGTTACAGGGACAACTGTTTCGTTTTTAAAATTAACAAACGAAGTCGCAAGAGCATCTACAGAATAGTTAGGGGCATTTGCGCCAGCAATCGTTGTTGAGGTAGACCCTACTAAAGTCCTACGTAAGGACACAATTTGTCCTTGTTTGATAATAGTAGAACAAGGTTGTATTTGAATAGAAGCATTTATATTGGCAAACCCGTTAAACAAAGGGGTTGTTGCCTCATCAACAATGTTGTCTTCTAATATTTTTACGTCAGCATTTGTGTTTGCTACAAGTATTGTTTTTCTTATCTTAAATGACATGTTTTTAGTTTGTTAAGAATTGGTTATTTAGTTGTAAATGCCCTTGTGTTCTTTGCTGCTCTATGCTTTCTAAAAACATCAAGGCGGTTATTTTTATTATTTCAATAGCAATGTACTCCTTCTCTAACAAAGTAATCAAAACGTTAGAAGGGGAAGAAACATTGTCAATGTCCAGACCTTGCGTCAAAGGCTTTTCCAAGTACTCAATCAGTATTGTGTCTATCGTTGCATCTTTTTCAGGTATCATAGTTATTTTATCTTTTGAAACCTCGTACCAGTTTTTAAGCTTGCCGTAATAGTTGCTGTCCTCGTACCCTTTTCTGTCCGAAGTCATTTTATAACACTCCTTGATGTTTCCCCCCTCTTCACATTTCTTTTTGCCTTTTACTTCTGCTCGTACTCCTAATAGAAACAAGTAATTAGCAGGCAACGCCCCTGTTAAGAATTGAAGCTCAACAGGGTAGTTTCTGTTTGTGATAAGCTGCAAGTCGTCTGTTCGCTTCTGTGTGGTTTCATACTCCTTGTACTTTAGTTTGACCCACTCATACACCGCCTTGTTCAAATAAAACAAGTAGTCCCACGTTTCAAATGAGGCATTGTACTCCTTGTTTAATTCAACTAACACGGCATTATAAACATCAACGCTGTCCTTTATCAACATTACTCTACATCTTGTTTAAGCATCATTTTGAACGAGTTTACCACGTCCTTGTTTGTCTTGTCCTTGACCCACGCCAGCAATTCCTCTTTGCTACTACCGAGATACGTCTCTTTGTACATGTACTTGCCGTCTTTGCCCGTAATAACCGCACTAAATATAAGCTCGGCTACAAGCAACTTGACATTGTAGTCCTTGTCGTCTAATAGTTTTAGCACAACCTCGTAGTTTCTATCAGGCACACGAGAAGGAGTCGTTTCGCAAATCTCATACAGCTGACGCTTTAGAGTGTCTACTGAAACTGACTTCCCGTCAAAGCCAAGAAGCTTAGAAAGCTCTATCATCTTTCCGTGAGACAATGCTGCTACTGCGGCAATAGCTCTGTATTTAGAGTCTGTTGCTTCTACAATTCTTGCAGACTGTTCCTCTAAGTCCTGTATTTCAAAAGGAGTAGATAGGTGTTGGTCTTTGGCTTCTCGGAGTATGCCTACCTTCTTAGCTACTTTTAACCAATAGCTTAGTCGCTCGTTGCTTTTGCTTATCACCATAAAAGGCAGGAACGATTGTTTTGTGCTGTGGTCAATGTTGTATTTCTCAATGAAGTTCTTTTGCATATCCTCGTCTTCTACCCACATGTTTTTTGTGTGGGGGTCTATTGGGACTACAATCGTGTAGACAGCTTTTATCTTTGTGTCGGTGGGCTTAATTACTATATCCATGTTTTTAATTGTTTTATTTGGGGGTGGTAAAATTAAATAAACGACTTTTCAAGAATCATACAGGTTTCTGGTACGTGAACTACCACTCCTGCATAAGTCATCATGTCCATTCTTGCTCCTTGAACAGGGGTTGAATATTCACCTGATGTTTTTCCGTTCTTTCCACCAAAGCCAAGTTGGTAACCTGTTATCAAGTTGCAGCCCTCTTTGGTTAGCAATTGAATGTTGGGAACGCCGTCATAAGAACTCATGTCAAGAACAAGGAAAGTTGAACTTCTACTTGGTCTGCCACTTGGAGTCAAACGGTCTGCCACCAGCTGAACATCGTCAAATATTGGATTGCGAACCACAGTGAACTTAGCCCCCATATACTTGTATGTTGTGAAGTTAGCTCCTATTTCTATGTTGTCGCCTTTCTTTGTAACGATGTGGTCGCTTGTAATAGTGTACTCTTTGAGTATGTTTCTCATCGCACTGTCAAACTGAGCCAAACCGTCAAAACCAGTCATCATGACAATATTCACGTCTCCTATTGCCTTCATAGGGTTTCTCTGTAACACAGAACCGAGTATGTCGCGTAACAAGCCTTCTGTAAAGACAGTGTACATTTCATTAATGCCCTCTTTGCGGATAGCTTCCCAAACACCGTCCCCCATAATGGTTTCTTCTGAAAAGCCATTTAAACCAAACACCCTGTCTGTTTCTGGGTCTACATTAGCCTTGCCAAACAACAACGCCATCTCCTTTTGTAGCATGAGGTCTTCAAGCATGTCTTTCTCAAGACCTGTCATCCACATAACAGGGGTAGACTTGCCGTCTATTGTGTCGCATACAGCAAACTTAGCCATAGCAGCATCTCCTGACCAGTCTCTGCCTACTCGCATTTTGCGTAAGTAATTGACACGGGATTCCTCGTTTGAACGTTGGGACATGTACCCTTCACGAGAAAGCTCTGGTTGGGCATTGCCTAACTTTGAAACAGTGTTGTTAGCTTGTAGAAAATTAAAATCTACTACTTCTTCAGGATTGTTCCCCACAAGAATAACGGTGTACTGCCATTTTCCAGCTGAAAGCTCTACCCCATTGCCTCTTACTACCTGCAATTGTTGTCTGTTTTGCAAGTACATAATGTCATTATTGAAGAAGCTGTTCTCGTTTAAGCAAACAGTGAAAGGCTGGAAGTTTCTACCAAGACTGGTGTTTGACGGAACGTTTTGGGCTATTCTTGATATAAATGAGGGAGTCCCTTTGACAGTGTAGACGTACTTCATTGACGCTATGCCTTTTGCCGTGCCGCTTTTAACACCAAGCACGGAGGAGTATGCGTCTGCAAATATCTGAAGGAGAGGCTTGTCAAATAACCTAATTATCTTACCTGGAGAGCCTTTGGCTTCTGGTCCATAAATCTGAGACAAAGATGGAACAGTAGTTGTTACATCGTGTCCTCTAAACATTGAGTTTTTTGTGTTTACTAATTTCATAGCTGTTATTACGTGTTTGTTTTGTGTTTGTTATATTTTGTTTAGTTTAGTATTCTTCTTCTTCTTCTTTTCGCCAGTAGTCTTTTAGCACGTCTGTGCTTGTAAACGACTTTTGATTAAACAGAGGTTCGTTTGACATGCTGTTTACCATTTCACTTGCTACTTGCTTCTTGTTTCTTGCAGGCATACCTGCTATGTCCTGCATTTTGTAATAGGCAATCACCATTTCAATAAGGGTCTTTTTGTCATCAAGCATTTTGTCTACTAAGGAGTAGCCTTCGTTGTCTTGTTCTAAAAAGGCATCTTTTAAAAACGATTTGTCTTTATCTGTTACTGCGAGGTACTCTGACTTAAAGTCTATAAGAATATTGCTAAAGTTGGCTATTTCTTCTTTGTACGCTAATTCTTCTTGTTGCTCTCGCAGTTGGTGGTTACGGGCTATTGTTTGGTCTATTGCTTCTACTTCCTTCTTGTACTCTTTTTCGGTAGTACGGTATAGCTTGGTATATGTTCTTTCCAGCTTGCCTTCAAGTTCTAACTCAGCTGCTTCTTCTTCTGCTTCTTCTTGTGTTAGTTCATCAGCAGACATTAAGTGGTTTATCACAGCTTGCTTTTTGTCTAATGCCTTAAAGGTTTCAAACGCCTTATTGTATTGTACCAGTTCGTCTGAGGGGGCATTGTTAGTTGCCTCTTTCAGCTGGTTTCTCAGGGTGTTTAGCTCTTCCTCGTACATATCTGACATTGCCCCTATTGCTTTTACGGGGTCTATGTCTTTTGGCACGTTCTCCCAGCCGAACGTTTGTTCTAAGTGTTTGGCAAAGTCAGTGGGGGCAAGTGTTTGTTTTGAGGTTGGCTGTGCCTCCGTTTTAGCTGAGAGGGTTGTTTCTTCTTCCTCAAAGCTAAAAGGGGTGGAGGGTTCTGCTTCTTCTTTTGACAAGTCTTCTAATGTTGGAAAGTATTCGTTGTCTTCCTCTTGTACTATAGATATTTCTTCTTTCATTTTATCTTGTTTTAGTTGTTTTACCTAAGACAAACCCTATTACGACTCCTACAAGTAGCCATAGCCACCAGTTGTTTCTTTTGTTTATCCTTGTTGTCTTTACTTTTTCTTTTGCGTTTGTTCTTTCTATATTTGCTTTTTCTTTTGCTTTTATTCGCGTAGTGTCTTTTATGATCTTATACTCGTACTTTATTTCATATTTTGTTTTACACTCCTCTTTTACAAACACTGTTTTTGTGTTTTCTATTGTTTTTATTTTTTCTATTGTTTCTTTTATAAAAACAGTGTCGTTTCTTTTAACAGTGTCTATCCTAACGACTTCTGTTTTAACAGTGTCTGTTTTAATAATCGTTTCAGATGTCCTTGTTATGAGCTTAGGGCTTTTACAACTTTGTGTCGCAAACGCAAGTAGGGACAGCACAAGTACAAGCCCTAACAGCAGGAATAGCTTTTTCATCTGGTTGTCCTCCCTTATTTTCAATTGGTTCTTCATTGTCTATTTGTTTAGCGTCAAAGTACCTTCTGCCTGACAAAGTGAGCAATGTGCCAATTACCCCTATGTGCATGTCCAAAACCGCTTTGTCGTATTTGACTCGTATAAGGCACAAGGTCATAAAGCAAAAAAGCAGTAAGACGGTAAAGGCGTGTCTGAAATTTACACTTGGAAAAAGTTTATTGCTTTTCATATTTACGAAAGTTTGTTTTCTATTACTATAATGCGTTTGTAGATTTCTAAGAGTTCTTTTTGTATTTCCTTCTCTTTGCTTTTTATCTCTGCTATTTCAACAGCGAGATTTGTTTTAGACTCCTGGTCAATAGCGTCCTTGCGACTGCTTATTTTTATAATGTGCTGCGAGGTATAGAGATTGGCAATACCAATACAAGAGGGCAGGAGCATAGGGGACATTTTAACAGCTAACACCCTGTCTATCTCATAGACTATTATCATAATCAAGATAGCACTGGTTACTATTATGAGCGTTATTATTAACGCAGTTTGCTTATTTAGGAAAGATATCCACGTATTCATTTTTAAAAAGGAATTATAGTTTGTCAATAATTATGTTTCCTGCTGTAACAGTGTATGCAATGCTGCTCAGTGTCCCGTTAAGAGGAGCTGAGAAAGAGTAAGAGGTGCTTGACTGTCTTACAGTACCGAGTATGCTTCCTACGAAATCAACGCTTGTTGTGAAATTAACAGCGTTGCTCCCAGCTGAAACAGTTCCCCCTGCAACAACCAAGCTTGAGGTAGGGGTTGAAACTAAAGCAGAGTTGTTTATTGACACTGTTCCTGTTATAGGAGAAACAACTGACAATAAATCTATTATTGCTCGTAAAAGTAATCTTGTATCGTTGTCCATATTATTCGTTTTTTCCTTTTCTGGCGGATATTTTTGCGTTAGATGTGCTTATGTCTGCGTCTAATTGCTTTTGTGCTATTTCGGCATATCGCTCTTCAACTACTGCGAGTCTTTCTTTGATGCTTGTTTCTTCTTTCTTCACGCTGTTGTCTGTTACGTGTTTCTCTTTTTCTTGTTGCATCTTAGCCTGCTCTAATTGAGCGTCTTGCTGCATCTTAGCTTGCTCTAACTGCATCTTAGCTTGTAGCTCTTGTTGTTTGGCTTGTTGCTCCCCTTGTGCGTTTTTCTGTTGTGCCTCTCTCATTTCTTTAACGGCAGAATTGACAATGTTGTTTATCTCGTTCATTGAGTTTGAGTTGAGCGACTTGATTACATCGCCAAAACTAATAGCCTGCGCCATAGCAAGTTCTTGTACCAGTTTCTTCGCTGTCATTAGGTTCTTTTCTTCTCTGAAGCTGTCTGTTACAAAGACATTGTAGTCTATATAGTTCCACGACAAGTCTTTTGTGAGTGCCTGCTCGGCAGGAGATAGAACATAGTCTTTTAGTGTTCCTTCGCTGAGTCCTATTTTAGACCAATACAGGATATCGTTTAGGCTGTCCCTTACAAAGTTGCTGTGGTCTCTGTGGATAACCTCTGTTGTTATTGTGCCTTGTGTGATAGAGGTTTCTACATTTGCCTTTGTTTCATACTGCTGGGTCTGCCCTAATGCCTGTGGAGGGACACCGCATATATCCCCTACCGTCTTCTCTATTTGGTTTAAAAGGGCAATGATTGATTGTATTCCGTTTTGAGAAAGGCTGTCGTCATAAGGCTGTATCACTTGCCCTATTTGGTTTATCAGTTCTTTGTGGACTCCTTCTCCTGCAATGCTTAGTTGCATTACACCTAACTTCCTCCAATACATCCAGTCGTCCAAGTCCCCATTTGGTATAAGCTCTTTAATCATAGTTATCCCCTTGTTGCCACTTAGCAAAATCATCTCTAACAGCTTGTACCACAAGATGTCATATCTGTCTTGTAAGTCGCCTAACTCTCTTACCATAGAAAGAGGGGGGTTGTTTCTATTATTATACAGTCGCCCGTTAAAAGAAAGAAGACACTTTGATATGTTGTTAGGGTCTCTTCTTGCATATTCCACTGTCCCGTACTTGAGGTATATGTTTCCGTCAAGACGAACGCAAGTGTGCAGTTCTTGAAAGTACTTGTATTTGACTTCCTCTTTGTCTGTCAATATGCTGTCCTCTCTTAGTATTTCGTATTTTCCGTTTAGCTCTGTTACAGCTATCTTTTTCACTGCCTTCCACTCCACTTCGTGTATTTCTATTCCCCCGTTTGAAGACTGTGAGCCTGTATAGCCAAAGTCATTAGAGTTTATTTCGCTGAACTCTGAGGGCTGTTGCCTTTTATCTCTGCTGTCGGAGGTATAAGTGTAGGCATATCTGTTTAGTCTGGATTTCTCTTCTGCGTTTAGCAAATGACCGTATTTAGCATACACCTCCTGCACTCCAAGCCAGTGCCTGTGGACTACAAACGTTGATTCGTTTAGACTATCTACATTATCTGCACTAAAGGCAATGTCGCCTGTGTTTATAATGTCAAATTGGGGTAGTTCCCCTTTTCTGTTTAGCTTGCATCTGTAATACTGCTTTCCTGTTACCAGCTTGTCTAAGAAGGCGGTAGACCACTTGTCCCTAAGATTGAGCCGCTCAATTGCCAAATCCATTGTTTTTTGGGCTGCTTTTTCCTGCACTGTTCTGAAATCAGGTATCTGTTTTAATATCTCTTTTGTTTTTTCTTGTAGTGCTTGGTTGTTTTCTTCTTGTTTTATTTCTCCCCCTTCCTGCATCTGCTTGTCCACAGACTGCATTATTTCTCCCATTAGCTGTTTTGCCACTCTTTCCGTCATCTCTTTGTCTTTCGCCTGTACTGCGTCTACGTCATTGTACTTTATATTAAACACAAGAGGACGGAGGTCGTTTGTAGACCGCAAGTGATTTATGAATCGGCTAATTAAGGGGACGTGGGGTATGTCTGGTACGGGCATAGCTGCCCCAAAAGACTTGGTTATGTATTCAAAGTCAGATGCCTGTCTAATGCCCCTGTATTTTTTATATGCCTCGTCTTCATAACGGGACTGAGTAGAGCTAAAGGCACTTATATACATATTAGCCCAATACATGTACCATTCTTTGTTTTTGTTTTCTGAAAAAGGACTAAACCTTTCTATAAAGTCTTTTCCGTTCGCCGTTCTTGTTCTGTTGTAGTCAGGGCTTTGGCTGGTGTATATTTTGCTATCCATATAACTCGCTTGTTGGGGACACTGCTTTTGAAACGGCTTCTCGTATTATCCTGCCGTCCCTTGTCCGTATGAAACGGTTAAACTCAGTTATTTGTTCCCGTTGTGTTTTAGGCTTCCAGTCCCACAAGTCTGCTCTATATGCCAGTGCTTGCGCAAAAGCCATTATTAAGTCAAAGTTGCCGTCAGAAGTATAGCGTATCATCTCATCTAAGAGTCGTGGGAACACTATCTTTTCTACGTTCTCGTCTATGTACTTTGCCACTAAGCCTATAACGTAGGGCTTGGTAGAGGCATTAACAGGACAACCGTATTTTGTCTGGCTGCCCTTGCTTATATCCGTTGTTACCACACGAGGGACATTCGCTAATCGTCCCATTTGATTCTTGCTGTTGAAGTAGTCTTTTACAATATAGGTGGTTGGCTCAACCATCATTGTCGCATTGTAGTAGTACGACAGTTTTAAACAGTCGTCAGCAAAAACAGCTGGGTTAGTAGGTCTAAACAAATATTCTGCTACAGGCAAGTCGCAAGTAGTCTTAGCCTTGTCGTTGTATAGCTTGTGAATGTAGATAGCCCCTTGTGATGTCCCTAACTCTTGGTGGATAGGGTCTGCCCCTCCTATATACATTCCTTCAGGAATTGCCATGTTCCCCTTTTCGTCTAAGATGTACTCTGGGTCTTCGTAAATGGTGAATCTGCCGTTTTTGTTTTGTATAAACTGCCACGTGTTGTCCATAAACTCAATGTCCCCTGTCCGCAAGGTGATTTCCGACATCATCAAAGCGTCTATTTGGACTTTCAGCTTGTAGCCGTTAAATATATTTACCCCGTTGTCTAAGAATGCTTCCGCAGGAGACAAGGGGTACTGTGATATTTCTTTGACTAATGCCCTTTCGTCCTTAGTCCCGTTTTGTATCTTTTCTCTTTCTGCATGTATAAGCTTTAAAGCAGGTTCTTTAAGGCTGTTTCCTTCTGCGTCTATGACTCTCATCTTCCAGCCCTCTACAAAGTAGCCTATCGGCTTAGTAAGCCCGTCAAACTCGTAAGAAAGCATATTGTATGCCTCTGGGTTGTAAAACATTTCTCTAAGGTCTGCCGATTTAGTCATGTCTACAGTAGCTCCAAGTATAATAGGCAGCCCTGTCATCGTGTTAGACAGGTTATCTGTAATAGCAGGTCGCATAATAGAGTAAAAGTCTACCAGCCCCTCTGCCTTTCCTGCTTCATCACATATCAACAGGCTTGGCGACTTGCCTACCCCGTCCCCTATGTTTCCTTTTGTATAGTTTACTCTGTTTATCTCCCCACTGTTGCCTAACCAAACCGAGCTTCCTTTCTTTTGATAGCCCATTTGCTTCCTCTCTTTAGTGTTTACCCTTAGATTCTTTGCAAATATGCCTTTGTTTAAAGTGTTTATCCCTTGTTCTATCTTTTCCCACAAAGGCTTTAACTGTTCTGCCCCGTCTGTTGCCAAAACTATCTGCGGACTCTCTTTGAACCACAGCTCTAATACAGCTATCGCCGCCATAAGCTCTGAAAAACCTATCTGTCTTCTTTTAACACAAACTATCCCCTTATGCTCTGTTCTCGCTCTTTCTATTTCTAAAAAGAAGTCGGCTTGAAAGTCCAGAAAGGTGGGGTATCTGTACTTGCTTGTCTTCTTGTCTATCAACATGAAGAAGTTTAAAAAGAAGTAGTGCGCTCCTGTTATGCGTTGCCCGTCTACAATGAAGCCGTTTTTAAATCTTTCCACTTGTATAAACACCCACTCTCTCATTTCCTGCGACAAGCCGTGAGCATCACATTTCTCTTTGCCTGTCGCGACAGGGCTAAATGCTTTTGTATTCCTCCACATATTATAGTATTATATTCTCAAAGTAGCCTATTGCTTTTGCCCCTTTTCCTTCTACTTGCCTGTTTTCTTTTGACAGTCTGTCTGATAGTAGGTCTTGTAGTTTAAATATCTCCGTTAAGGCTTTTAGATTCTTGCCCTCTTTTTCTAAGTCCTTGATATCCACTTCTGAGGTTCTGACTTCAAGCATTATCTTTTCTATTCTTTCGTTTATAGCCATAGCCAGCTTCTCTGTCGGGGACATAGTAACTTCTTCGTAGCTCTTAACAAACGCCTTGTGCTTTTCAAGGTCAAGCGAGGTTGTTTTTAATATTTCTTCTTTCCTCTCGCTGGGCATCATTCCAACATATATGCTGTTGGGGCTATAATAATGGTACAAATAGTACAACAAGTCTGGTAGCTCTTTCTTAGGAACGTCCTTAAAGAAATGCTTTCCTTGCGGTACTATCTGCACTTTTTCATTTATGTAATCTATCATATTTTATCTTACTCTTTCCATTTGTTTTCTGGGCATACGTTTGATTTCTTGTAGCTATACGTCTTTTGAGGTAGCTTGCAACCACACAAGGCACAGTCAGTGTAAAACACCCCTATCCTCATGTACTCGCACTCTTCACAAGTTTTTATTCTGTCCTCTGCTATCCTTTGTTTGTCTAAAGAAAGTCCAGCTTTGTTTATTGTGTTGTACCAGCCCTCAACGATGTTGGATATGTCAATCATAAAATTTTATTTTTTTTTCTGATACGTCTTTGATAACTGCCTTGTCTATACTCTCACAACTGGATTAGGCTATACGTGATTCTCTTACTACCAGATACGACCCTTGCGTATTTCACAAACAAAGGGAAGATAATCTCCCAAAACTCAGCCCTTGTTACTTGGCAGCCCTCGCTTAGGTTTCTTACTTGCCATAGGCTAAAGCCTGCCCACGTGTGAACATTGAAGCCAGAGCCAACATTGTTCGTTTCAGGGTTAGTCCTGTCAGTGTACCACTTGTTCCCGTCTTTAATTGCCCCTCTATACACTTTTGCTATCGCCTTGTCTTGGTAAAGAAAGCCTTGATTGCCCGTCCAACCCGTCCAAACGTCCCCTCTTGGCTCTACAAGCAGGTAGTCAATTTGTATGTTCTCTGCTATTGTGCCTACGCCCTGCCTGCCATTGACCCACAAGCTCATATACTTCCATATAGAGGTAACGCCTGCCACAGTAGAGGCAGGAACAGCCACAAGCGTTGTGCCAATAGTAAGCACAAACCAATCCGCAAAAGTGTCGTCAAATATGTTGTCTGTTCTTATTCCAATAAAGTTGAACGCCTTGTCCCATACCCAGCCCCTTTTGCTAAACTCAATAGAAAGCTTGTTTAAGGCTATGCCGAGCTGCTCATTGGACTTAGCTCCCATTACACCGTCTACTACAAGAGGCGTGATAGGGCTGTTAAAGCTGTTTAGAAATGCCTGTGTTGTTTTCATTTTTTCTTAGTTGTTTTTTTATATTACGTTGCAAGACTCGCTCTTTTAACCTTTCCTCTTGCTGTATTGTTTTCTTTTTTGTTTTACAAACCGCCGTCAGCATAGCTATTTCCTTCTTTAACACCACAAGCCTGTCTATTGTTTTGTCTATGACCTCCTCTCGCGAAATACCATACAACAATGGGAAGTTTACAAGGTTTAGATTCAGCTCTCCCACATAGTAGTTAGCCGTAACAATGTAAGCCTCCCACTTCCTTTGTCCCCCCTGCTTGTTCTCTATGGTAAGAACCCCCTCTGTTCCCATTACTCTACTACTCGCATAGTTTCTAAAACAGGTACGCCGTCCACAATAACCAGACAACTCAAAATAGGATTGTTAGCACCCCCTTTGGCATAGTCAAACGCGGAGGAAGAGAAGTCTATGCCACACCCTACAAACGAAGTAAACAGCTTTTCAGTTATATAGCTTATGTTGCAAATGCTGTGCTGGTGTCCGCATACATGACTGTACTGGCGTTTCATAGCAGCTACCGCGATAGTTGATTTGCTTAGTTTCGTACCGTGCGTAAACACTATGTTGTACTGAGAGTCTATAAGCTCATCTGTTATTAGCCAGTCTTTAGGCAAGCCCAACATACGGGAAAGCCCTGAGAATGCCTCTTGTGGTAGTCCAGCTTTTGACACTTGCCTTTTATACAAGGAGTCGTGATTGCCCTCTGTTACATAAGCAACAGGGAACTCGGTTGTCCACTTGTGGAGAGATGCCTTTGCTTCTGTCATCTCGTCCCCTGCCGATTGAAGGTTGGGGTTGTGGTCGTGCATACTGATAGCCTGCCCGTCAATGATGTCCCCTATAAACACAATCCGCAATCGCCAGTTGTGCTTTCCGTACAAAGCGTCCCCTATAATAGTGTACTTCTCTTTTACCTCCTGACAATGCTTAAAGTAAAAAGGAGAAGTAAAAGGGGCGTGTATGTCCCCTATTACTAAATATATGACCTTCAACTCTCTTCTGTAAGACTCCCTATTCAAACGCTCTATTATCTCAGAGGCTTGAATAGAAGTCAATACAGGGGCAACAGGGGAAGAAGCAACAGCAGCTAAGAAAGGCTCTGTGAATCCTGTAACCTCCCCTTCAAAAGGAGGGGAAAACACTGGGCTATGCCTAATAGCAGACAATCTCTTTCGGAGGTATTCCCGATTGTCTCCTGTGTCTTCTATGTCGTAGTGATACAGTATGTTCTTAGCTAACACCGTCAGCATGCCTTTATAACCGTTTAGCCAAGACTCTAATACCTGCTTGTTTATTTCTTTTGGGTGAGTCATATTTGTTTTGTTTTGTTTTGTGTCGCCTTCCTATAATCCCAAAGCGTTTGTATAACCTTGCTCTGTTTAAGTATTGTGTTTTTCAATCTTGCAATTTCTAACTTGTTCTTTTGTATCTTGCCAATAGGCTTAGGCAAAGAAGCAACTTTCCAGTTAAACTGGTACTCCTCTTGCATATCTTCTGTTTTGTTTTCTTCTGTCATTTTTAAAATAAAGGTTTTAGTTTCTTCTTGACGTATGCTACCACTGTTGTTTTTATCTTTTGCCCTCGCCCATTGTAGTATTCCATTTTCAACTTGTCAAGGTGTATCTCCCTATACCCGTTAAAGATGTGTACCACCGTATGCTTCCTACAAGGCTTGCCGTAATAATAACTCGCCATTATGCCATATAACACAAGCTGTATAACATACTCGTTTAAAGAAGTCTGGGGAAGGTCTACAAACAACTCCTTGAAGTTCTCAGTGTACCACATTACTTTTGATAGTGCCTCCGTTTCTTTCTCATTGGTCTTCCAGTCTGTTATTTCAACGTGCCTCTTGTACTCCAACACCAAATCACTCTGACCAGCTATCCCCCTCTGCTTGTACCAGAGCATATCCTCTATCCACAGTTTAGCTCTTTTCCTTCTAAGCATTTTTAAATAAGTAAAAGGTATGTCCTTGTTTAAAGGATTATACCCCATGTCTACCCTACCAGAAACCAAGTAGTCCTCAATAGTGTTGTGGATATACGACCCCCTCTGTCCTGCCTTGTTCTTCTTGTCCTCCCACATAGAAAGAACCTCCTCGTGAGTTAAGCCAAGCTTCCTCTGAGTTGCTCTGGTCTTGCTCTCATCTGCAACAAACTCCCTCTTGTGCTTCGCTATCCAAGACGTAACAGGAGTGTACTCCACTCCCGTATCCGTGTTGAAATAGGAATGCGTAACAGCATCAAACGAAACATCGTCCTTCCTTTTCATATTATAATCTATTAGTGTCCCTAACAAGATTTGAACTTGTACTCCTTACCTTAGAAGGGTAACGCTTTTCCAGTTAAGCTATAAGGACTTGTTGTGCAAATATAACACAACAAAACGATACTACCAAAAATAAAAAATATTTTTAATTTATTTTCAAAATAACTGAACCTTTTATGTCAAAAATAAGTTATATATATAACGATTCTTTTTTAGATTCTCGGTTACCTTTTGGCAACGAAAGGTATTAAGATAAAAGGGCAACAAAATGGGCGGTTGAAACTCCCCTCTTGCGGTAATCCTTCAGTGCTAAAGGCATAAACATCTTCGCATCCTCTTTCATAAGGTTCTGATACGAAGCTCTGGCTGATAATCCGCATAAACATTTTGCAGTAAAAGCATACCCTTATTTATATTGTAGTGGAACGTGTCTATCTCCACATTAAACAAAAGATACTACACTCTCCCCAAAAAAGGACTGGATCAGGTACTCCAAAAACAACTTTTTAAGGGGCTTGCCCCTTGATAGAGCTTATAACTATAATACCATAGCCAAAGAAACCACCCAAAGAAAAACATAAAACAACACCCCCTCAAATACCCCCCTCTACAGTAAAACTAACACACAGCAAACTAACACACAAGGCAAAATGACAACTGACCCCAGCAAAAAAAATATTTTTTTAAGAAGGAGTATTGAGTCTGATGTCTATTCACCCCTCCTGCCTTTGGCTATATGCGACTGCAACCGTGCAACCGTTTACAAAATAGCCCTATACCAATGGTTGATAGATTAATACCCTCTAATTTGGCACTACGTGCCACGTCGGAGTTTATCATACCCATTAAAAGGCACTACCTCTTAGAAGGCAGTGTCTTATCTAACTTCACACACAGTGAAGTAGACAATGCGTATGACACAAAATTGATAGAAAAGAAACTATCAATTGCTACCATAGAGGTTGCAAACAACGCGCTCGTTAAGAGTGATTTTACTGCGGTTGCAGTACTTTCACTCACGGTTGGTTGCTTCACAAGAGGCAACGAACTTATCAACGTTTCAATCAAAAATGTTGCTACCCTATTAGAGGGTGTAACATGCGACATGGAGACCGTTTTGGTTACAACAAGTTCAGGTACAAAGTATTTGAACATTGCTAACGCTATTCCTTCATTAATGAAGGTTGGTATTAGCTACCACGAACAACTTGCAACTGTACGGGAGAACACAGTGTGGCAAGAAAAGTCATCAAAGAGCCTATTTTGGGCAATAGGAGGCTTTATTGCCCCTATTGCGGTTACAAAAGAAAACAACACAGAAAAAACCAAAGATGAGGCAAAAGAACAAGCTAAATTAGCAAAAGAACAAGCTAAATTAGCAAACACGGCAAGTGTGCCAAAATAAAAACAATACCCTAAATTAAAAGTTTAGGGTATATGTTACGTGTTTAACCGTACACGTAACTAATGAAATAGCTACATACCCATACAGTATGTAACTATTTCTTGTTTCTCACACGAATCCGTCATTGGGATTTCGGCGTTGAGGTACATATACAATCGGTTTCCCCTAAGTCCAGTAGGATATGGGAGTCTCACAAGGTTACTGAAAAGTAATGCAAGCGGTAGTTCGCAAGAAATTAAACTCAATAAATAAATAAGTATTATGAAAGTTTCAAAAAAAGACGTATACACAAGCCGTTTCGTATACGGCACAGTTACAGAAAGAGGCAAGATGGCTAAAAGCCTTGCCAAATCGCTGAAAATGGCAAACGGACATTTTGACATAATATCCTACGACATCAAGTGGGAAATAGCGTTTTGCCTATTGAAAGCGTCGCCAGAATGGGCGTATGCTGTTCAATTCGGCAAATTGAACGTGTATATAGGAAAGAACGGAGTAGTTTCGCTGTCAACTTGCGGAGTGGATTTAGGGGACATTAAGTTTCCTACAACGTCAATTGGTTGTACCTCTAAAACCGTCCCTTACACAGGGGACGAACGAGATTACTTCGGCGACGAAGTAGTAGAAAACACATTCTTCCTCAAATAAAGTAACAACAAGCCCTCCGATTAACTGGGGGGCTTTTACAACTACCTCTAAGTTCTTCGGAATACGAGAGTCTCACAAGTCTATGGAAACATAGAGCAAGCGGTGGTTCGCAAGAAAATAAACCTTAAATAAATAAAAATATGAAAAAGATATTATTCGTAGCGTCTCAAACTGTATTGACCCCTCGCCAAGAGGACATGTTCCGCTTACAGTACGGCAGCCATATCAATGGTTGCCACCATGAAGATGCTCAAGGGTACGAGGGTACAGAAATTGCAACCATGATAGGATTTGACACAGAAAGTGCCAAGCTCGCACTTGTACAAGTGAAAGCTTTGGCTCTTGAAATCGTGAAAGAGGCAACAAAAGTGGGGGCAACCCACCTTTACTGCTCTTTTGAGGACGTGCGACTTCAAATGTGGACATATTTGTACGGGTATGCCCAACTGGGCTACCCCACAAAAGGGGACAATCAGTATGCCCCTGATTGGACATCGCTGGCGGAGGAACTTAGTCCAATGATGTGTGTTACATGGTTAAGTTCAATGGAGTACTGGGTTAAAGCCCTGTAGGATTAATCGTCAAAAGTCCTAAGCAGGACTATAAACTGCTTTGATAGGGGAAATAAACCTCTAATTGTTGCAGCACTTTTTCTTCTACGGAAGTTAATGCGACAGTGAAAGAACAAGAAAAGTGCATTATTTAACCTTAAAACACAAGACATCATGAAAATCCACGAGATTGTGGAAGACAAGAATGACTTTCACCCTCGTCAAGCAATGGGCAGGAGAAAAGCTTGTCGTCCCAAAAAGAAAAGCCCTGCAAAGACCTCAAGGGCTGCAATAAAAAGAAATCCCGGCTGTCGTATGGCAGCGTATGGAAAAGGGGGTCATAGCTCTTATTGGGATTAACCCCGATAAGAGCAAGTCCTAAGCAGGACTATAAACTGCTTTGATAGAGGAAAAACCTCTCGCTGTTGCAACGTCTTTTCTCCTACGGGGGTTAATGCGACAGTGAAAGAACAAGAAAGACGTATTTAAATACCTCTTAGGAGGTTGGCACCTTAATCCCTGAAAAATCTAAAGGGAGAGCTTCGGCTTAGGTGTGATGTTGCATTTTTGCAGTGTATAGTATAGTTCCTCACCGGGTGTGAGTTTGGTGTTGCAACCAGAGAGCTGTGATTATTGTACGGTAGATAACAAAAGAGAGAAAACTCTAAATCTTCCTCGTAGAATTTACGAGAAACTGCTAACACCTGTTTCCCGTTCGGGACAAAGACAGAGTGTTTCTGCATTGAGTAAGCAGAACAAAAAATGATAGCAATCCAATTATTTGCAACGCCCGTAGCGACTGTCAATGTACGAAATTCAATCTCGTACATTGAATATCATATTGCAACTTTATACCGCAACAAAGAGCGGTACAAGGTTACCATTACGTACAACCTATCGTCGGGGACGACTGTTTGTGTTTCTGGGAAGACCAAAGCCACTGGCTGGGAACCGTTCTGCAAGAAATGGGCGGAACGATTTAAAAAATGGAGTGGCATGATTAGCTGGGGTCATAGCTGGAAAGGAAGCTCCTGCACCAGCAAATTGGAGGCTGAAATCTCACTGCATTGCGACCGCTTACAGGTAATAACCTCTTTTGACAGAGAGGAACATTTAAAGATTCTAAAGAGTTTGGCATTGGGTTTCTCTTTCACGAGGAACTCTCATTGGGCCTCAGGGTATGACGACCAGTGGTCGTCAGGATATGACAACCCCTACTCTTCCGATTACTTACGCCTTTTGGCAATAAAAAAATCAGGGTGGTGTAAAACCCACCAAATCAAGTAACAACAGGCATTCGCAAGATGTAAGTCCTGTTTTATCTCATAAACAAATAAATAACGCATTATGCAAGCGTTGAATCCTGTAAGACAGGTGTGCATATATGTTCTAACTGTGATAGATACGTTAGAACTGAGTAAGGAGTAAGACAGACACGAAAATGCTTCATAAGCCTCGTCTGTTTTTTGCTATTCTCCGAAATAGCCCGAGTAATGAACGGGGGACTGTAAAAGGTCAAGAATTAGAATCTATCATTTTGTAATTGACCGATAAGAGGCATTGGGACAACATAAGCCTTCATTTAGCTAAATGAAAGTTGTCCAATGTTATTTTGTAAGTTTAGCAAAACTTAATCCTGTTTGAGCAGGCTTGTGTAACAGCAAGAAAGTTATAGGCTCAAACCTACCTTAAACCCTAAGACCACACATAGTTCCTCACCGTGTGTGAGTTTGGTGTTGCAACCAGAGAGCCAAGATTGCTCGTGGTTTTAGTGTTTATTTGTACGTTTAAGATAAACGTGCTATTTTATTAAGCCTTTTAAACAAAAAAACACTATGTTTAGTATAAAAAACAAACGGTCAGGAAAGACCAACGAGTATTTTTTTGCAACTGCCGAAGAAGCTACCGCTTTTCTCGTAATGGCAAAAGAAAAAACACAATCTGTCATTGACAGAGGGGACGTGAGTGAAATAGTGCAAGGGGTGTTCCACCCTAATGGAAAGCCAATGTCGGCGTTCCTTGAAAAAGCTTCGTTTTTGGAGCAAAAATACGAAGTCATTGAAAGTGCAAAGGTGCTTATCAATGGAGTTGCCATTGACAACGACTTGGCGGACGACAGTGGCGAATTTTTGGGGGGAAAGCTCTCTGATTTTATTTCAAAAAAAGTTCAAGAAATGATAATATTGGGGGAGAGTGTCATTTCCGTTCAAGTGAACGGAGAGGAAAAAGAGCGGGTTTCGCTCATAAGTATCTTTAACGACTTTGGGGAGGAAGACCCCACAAAGCTTCCTTACAGCGTTGCCTGTGGGGTTTTGTTTGGAGATTACAAAACAAAATCTCACCCAGCAATGGCATTGAAAAGCGCATTGGAATCAATCTTTTACGCCGCTCAAAGAGTAGTATCGCAAAGACTTCAAACGTTAGAAGATTTAGCAAAAATGCTAAAATCTATTTAACACACAGGCAGTCGCAAGATGTAAGTCCTGTTTTATTAACCTTTTAAACAAGTAAAAAAATGTTCACTATCAAAAACCAACGTACTCAAAAAACAAATGAGTACTTCTTCCCCACCGAAGCAGAAGCAACAGCTTTTGTTTTAATGGCAAAGACCAAGACACAAGCGGCAATAAACAGTGATGTAGTTTTGTCGCAAACTATTATAGAGGGGTTATTCAACCCTAACGGACAACCCATGCTTGCAAGTCTCGCACAAGCAAGTTTTTGGGGGGAAAAGTACAGCGTAGTAGAAGTAGCAACAATAACCATTAATAATGTTGCTATTGAAAACCATTTGGCAGACGACAGTGATTGTTATGGAGGTGAACTCAACCTTTTTGCATTCGTTTGCAAAACGGTTGCTGAAAGGATAGTTTCAGGGGAAATAGTAACCTCTGCAAAAATCAATGGAGAAGAAATGGAGCGAGTATCTTTGGCTAACATCTTTAACGGTTTTGGAGGGGAAGACTTTACAAAGCTCCCTTACGAGGTTGCTCTTGGTGTTTTATTCGGGGACTATGACATGACCCCTCATGCCGTAACCTCCCTGCCAAGTGCGTTGAAATCCGTCATCTACGCTGCTCAATCCGTAGTATCGGAAAGACTTCAAACGTTAGAGAAACTCGCAGAAATGCTGAAGTCTATCTAAAAACTAACAACAGGCAGTCGTAAGATGTAAGTCCTGTTTTATTAAACCATTAAACAAAACAAAAAACTATGGACAATTATGAATTCAGCAGAAATTACAACTCTGCTGACCAAGAAGAAAAGGAAGAAATGGTAGAACAGTTAAAAAACTCCATTTATGGAGGGATTAACAAGTTCACACCAATCACAGAACAAGTGCAATATGAGGTTGCCTTGTTTCTGTTAGAAACAAATATAAACTGGGCGTATGCCGTCCAATATGGTGGGTTGAGAGTAGACTTGACAGCTCAATGCACTATTGAGTTGTACGTTTTTGGAGTTGAGTGTGGAAGAATCGCAAGATTCCCACGCATCAAAACCATAGCCCACGAATGGGTTCTTGAAGACGAAGACCAAGACCAAGAAGAAAACCTGTACATCAGCAGGTTTTCAATAGTATAGTGCGCTAAAATTAAATTAGAAAAGGGTTCTACAATTAAATTAAAGAGCCTTTTTCTTAATCGTAGCCTAAACCCTAAACCCTAAACCCTAAACCCTAAACCCTAAACCCTAAATCCAAAAACAATGTCAAACTTCACGGAAATTTTAATAAAAAACGCCATAACAGGCGAGACCCTCATTGAGGGCGGCAAGCACTTAATGGCAAGTGTAAGCTATCACGACGAACTAGTTATTGGGTTTGCGAGTAACTCAGAGCCGTATGAGATTTCTGCAAAGGACGACTACTCGGAGGGTAGTCCATACGAATACAAGGTGTCCTTTGAAATCAATCCAGAGACATTTTTGGTAAACAGAAAAGAAATCACACTGCCAATGGCGTGTGAGTTTCATCACATAAACCAACATATCTACGAGGGCTTATCTTGTAGAAAGGATTGGGAAGACCAAGTAGGGACTGACAAAGGACAAATGCTCCAAGTCTTTCAAAAAGAAGGAGAAGATACCCTTGTGTTCTTTGAAACTCGCCAATATTTTATTGAGGAGAAAGGGAGCAATTCAGGGACAGCCTTAGCGGCAAATGACTGTTTTGTGTTATACAAAACACAAGCAAACAGTCATTTTCTCCTCACAAAATAATTCAAAATTCTTATCAACCAAGACATACTGTTGATAAGAGTTTTTTAAACGTACTGTTTTTTATTAACAATTTAAACAATTTAAACGTATGACAAAGTCAAAAAAAGGGCAAATAACAAAAAAAACAAATTACCCAATTCGCAGAAGTGGGTCAATAGGTAAATTGTATCTCAGTGATTTATTGGAGCTTAATTGCTCCACATCTAAGGAGACTCCCCTTAGCCATTGGCTACAAGACACAAGTGAAGTAAAAGAAGCGTATTATGGCTCTCGTGGGGCAAGAAGTTGCATAAAATATATCTTCATTCAAGACATGACCAACGAGGAGTACCTCGTATGGTTAAACTTGAATGAATCTGTGGCAAGGAGAGCTTACTTAGCAACATTTTAACCCAAAAGCCTTCCGATTTAATTGGAAGGCTTTTTAATTTGTTTGCAAATGCGAAGTTATTTCACTAACTTTGCAAAGTCAGTTTATAAAGGTTGTATCTAACCCTTTATAAACTCATCTACGAGGTAGATGTAGCACACAGGACGGGTGTGCGAAACAAATGGATAAAGGTGCATCGTTGCTAAAACCTTTAAAAATAAAAGTATGAAAAACAAGAAGTTATTTGTCGCGTTTAGCCACGTTTTGACAGAGTCTCAAGTTGAAGGATTTAACTCGCAATTTGGCAAAGACCACGAAGACTCAATTGTTACCTTGAAAGAGGTAGACCCTGAGTTGCAAGCTCAAATGTCAGCCATTTCAGCAACAGCAACTTTAGAAGAAATACAGTTGCTTGCTCTGAGGATAGTCTCAGAAGCAATAATGGAAGAGGCAACTCACTTTTATTGCACAGGTGAGCCTACCCTGACAATGTGGGCTAACTTGTATGCCCACTACAAAAACGCACATACCTCTCTTGTGTGCATTCAGTCAACCACCGAAAGAAAGTCCGTTGAGCTGGTAAACCCCGACGGGAGTGTTACCAAAACAACGGTCTTTCAACACGTACAGTGGAGAGAGATGTTTTAGTTATAAGGGGTTGCTTCTTGTAGCCCCTACTTTTATTGAATAAGCAAGGTTGCTCCTATGGAGAATTGGTTCAAATCCAATCTTATTCACAAACCTTTAAAAACATAAAACAATGGAGAAAAAATGGTTTAAAGAGCTGCCTATAGCTCGTTATGCCGAGAGCATTGCCTCTCAGCTCAACACTGTTGGCAGATGTGTTCTTACAAGTCCTACAGGGACAGGTAAGACCATATACTTGCCACTGCACTTGCTGACTGCCGTAGAGGGTATAAGCAAAGTGTATGTCTCGCAGCCACGCATTAGCCAAGCAGAAAGCAACTCTGCTACAGCTATTGAAGGCTGTGGACAACCCGATATGATAGGGCATATCACAGGAAGAGGTACAAGCAGCAATGCTAATGCTTCTGTTGTGTATATGACCGAAGGAATCCTCACGTCTAAATTAGGCAAAGAGGATATGTCATCTACTTTAGTGGTAATAGATGAAGCTCACGAATTAGAGCTTAACACTATTATCAACTTGTACAAAGCAAGAGAATTAGGCTGTAAAGTCTTGATTATGTCTGCGACTGTGCAAGGTACAATGTTTGCTTCTTATCTAAACTGTAATGTAGTGGAAGCTACTACTACAAGCTTCAGTGTAGAAGGCTCGCCTGTGTTTGGGAGTGTGATAACTTCTCAAAACCTAACTTCAACTGTCAATACAAGACTTGAAGAAGGGTACAACTTCATAGTTATCTGTCCTGGAAAGAAGGAGATAGCTGAAGTACAAGCTATTGTTGAAGCATATGCGACTAAGGCTTCATCTAAAGTAACTGTGTATCTTATGCACGGTGAAATGGACAGTAAAGACCGTATGGCTTATCTCCAGCATAAAGAAGGACAAGCTGTTATCATTGCAACTAACATAGGTCGTACAGGCTTAACGTATCCTAAATGGATAAAGTCTGTGATTGACTTAGGTCAAATACGACATATGGTAAACGTTAAAGGAGTCAAGCAATTGACTACTTACAGCGTTTCAAAAGCTGAGGTGGCGCAAGCTGCTGGGCGTATTGGAAGAATGCAACTTGAACAAGGTTCTATGCCTTACAAATACACTCTTATAGGTTCTTACGATTCTCGTCAACAGTATCCATTAAGAGCCATTGACTTGTTGGACGCAAGAGAGTTTGTTGTTAACACTTTATCACAAGGTGTAGATAACGAAAATCTGATAACTCCATATAACCAAATGGAGTACAACGAGGTTCTTGAAGAGCTTCGTGCAAATGACGTAATAGAAAGCAACAATAGTTTTACTGTAAAAGGTAAAAGGATTGCTCCTCTATTGACGATGTTAGAGTATAACCAAGCTCTAATTCTCTATTATGCAATGGAACTTGGCATCGCCAAAGAAGTTGCAAAGTTTCTTGCCATTGAGGCGTACACTAAATTTGGAACAGTCATAGACAAAAAAGCAGACGAAGATAAAACTAACAAGTTTTTTTCAAAGTTTGTGTCTACTTCTTACGCCAATATAAAGTTGTACGACAGCATCGTGGCTAAAAAGAACAACAAAGAAGTACGCCAAGCAAAAGAGTCAATGACTTTTTATATGGCGGAGCAAGAAGCCCTTGAGGGATACAGAAAGCTGTCTATTATTCTAAGCCAATTAGGGTATATGACAGACACTCAGCAAGTAACTGAGCAATTGTGTTCCGTTGTTGTGGTTGCAGCTAAAGGCTGTAAAGCATACAGGGTAGCATTTGATACGAAAGTGTCGGCTGCTTCTGAAGGGAGTTATTTCTCCTACACAACAGGTACAGTAACAAGTATTGGAAGAGCTACTTTTCTTACTAACGTTACGTATTTTAACGAGGCAGTAGTTGCGCTTGTTTACAAGCTTGACCCTTCTTTATTCACTAAAGAAAGAGTGTTTAACGCTGATAGTGAAACTGTTACGGTATATGCAATGGGCAACGCTGAAATGAGGATTTCTACTCCTTTAACAACAGAGGAGATTCACGCAAAAGCAGTGAGCAGTATCTATTTACCTAACTATCAATCCCAAATCAAAGTGGTTAATACCAAACTTGAATTGTTAGGAGAAGATAAAGTGGTATTAGTTATTAAAACTGTGCCTACTTTTGCCAGTGTAGAATCACAAAAAGAGCTGATAATTGAATCTTTAGAGAAATCTATTGAGGATATTAAAAAGCACTACTCCTTTGTTAACGAGATACTACCAGACAGCTACAAAGGTAGTTCTGTGTCATACTCAGCAGAAAGGATATTGCTTGCAGTTAGTTCTTTGTCTAACTTTCTCACTCTTCCTTTAGAATTAGGAGGGGTTGTTGTCTTTTATTGTTATAAAGGACAAGGTGTTCTGTCTCACACTGAGTTATCTCAGCTGTATTACGACTATGTCGCTAATGAAAAAAAGCAGGAGGAAATAGAAAAAGAAAGATTAGTGATAAACAGCTACAAAGCCTGCGTAAAAGTAGATTTCAAGTTGTCTGTTGAAGAACTAATTGACTCTTTTACAGTGGAGTACAATTCTTTGTTAAGTGCTGATGTGTATAAGTACATAGCACAAGAAAAAGATGCCTTTTACTGGAGAAAGACTGACCAAAGGGATATTGCTGAGTCAGAAAAGGAGAGTTTAAAAACTATGGCGTTAGACTTCTACTATTGCCAAGAGTTTGAACACTCCATTGGTGAGATAAACGCATATCTTGATGAGATAGACTACCGCTCTTTAACCGCAAAACAAAGCCTTCTTTGTGAAGCCCTTGAAGACGTGTTAAAGGAGTTTGATAGCTCTTTGAGTATGTATGTATTTCACGTGCAAGCTGTCAGGTTGCTTAACCAACTAATTGAAGACAGAAAAGACGAAACAGAGTCTGAATCTGATTTAGCAGTGATGCTTCGTCAGGCAATGTTAGGATAACTGATAGGGTTTGCTTTTAAGTAAGCCCTATTTTATTAATTTTTAACCCAAAAAACAAAAACATGATAATTGAATTAGAAAACCTAACAACAGTGCCTTGTGATGAATGGCGATTGCGATTTGAAAATGGAAAGTTAAATGTCCACTTAGCGTTCATTGAACACGGGCAACAATACGCGTGGTTGTATGCACATTCAAGCTATGATTTAATAGCTTGGCAGATTGAAAACAACTGCTTTGATTGGGAGGAAAACTCCTGTTATGTAGCTCAGTTCTGTTCAAGATTACTTGACAAAGAAAAATACAATTGGAAAAAAGACACTTGGGCGGTGGCTAAATATTGCTACCACTTACTTGCCCCACAACTATACAATTGGAGAAAATACAGTAATAGGTAGTATAGTATTGTCCTCACCTATTACGTTTTAAACCGCTTTTATAAAGAGGTTTAAAACAACTCCTAAGCAAGAGTGTAAACTGCTTATTTACATTTAAACCAATTAAAAAATGACAAACATATTAAGTTCAAAATGGGTGTTGGACGGAGAAAGAACCTGTCCAAAAATAACCATTAGAGGACTTCACTACAAAAAACCTTATGGGGTCATTGAAATAAATTATGACAACACTAAGGCAAACACAATAACCCAAGTTTTGATTCCGTTTGGAAGATACACCAGAGGAATGACCGACAAGGCACACAGCGATTCGTGGGAAGTGTTGAAGATTCAACATGCCCACAAATACGATGTTGAATGGGACTTGTGCGAACAAAACGGACAAAAGCACTTGTTGTCTTTCAAGTATTTTCCTACGCTTGAGATGATTGACAGCGTGTGGAATAAAATTGTTGAAATGAAAGCGACATTTTTAACTGTAAAAGACGATATAGTCGTGTTTAGGTTAGAAAACGGGTCATATGTTACTTTTAGTAGCTTGTTCGTAAACCCGTATCTTTCATAGATATTTTATTAACCCTTTAAACCAAACAAATGAAAAAAGGACAAATAACAAAAAAAACGCG